TTGAAATAAAATGACCCAATGGCGGGGGATCGGCGAGCAGCCTTCTGTTTTAGACGCCGCACATCAAAGGGTGGGGGTCGAGCCGCCGTGAGCGAAACAAAATGGCCAGCCAGCCAAATCGAGATGCGCAAAGTTGCGCAGCTTATTCCGAATGCCCGCAACACCCGTGTACATTCTGAGCAGCAGATCGCACAGATCGCGGCATCCATGCGCGAATGGGGCGTAACCACCCCCATACTAGTCGATGAACAGGACGGCATCCTCGCCGGACATGCTCGGGTCCTTGCGGCGACCCTGCTCGGATATGACCGCGTCCCGGTCACCATCGCCCGCGGGTGGAGCGAGGCGCAAAAGCGCGCGTACATCATCGCGGACAACAAGCTGACCGAGAACGGATCATGGGATGATGCCTTGCTCCGGATCGAACTGGCCGACCTGGCAGAAGCCGGGTTCGATCTCGGCTTGACCGGCTTCGACCCTGCGGACATCGAAGATTTTTTGGGCGGATGGGGATCGGACGGCGCCGTGCTGAACTCCGGCGCGCATACGGATGGGATCATGTCGGCGGTCCGCGTGCTGGTGCCGCAGGACGTGGCCGGCGCGGCACGGGATGCCATCACGGAAGCGCTCGACGCGGCCGGGATCGAGTATCAGTTGAAATGATCCCCGAGACCGACGAGCGGCTAAACCTGCTCGTCGCCTATCCGTACATGAAGCCGGACATGATCCCGGTCCTGAAGGAGCATGCGGCCGACATCCGGCTCGTGATCGACAGCGGGGCCTTTACCGCCTGGAAGTCCGGCAACCCGATCGCGCTTGCCGATTATTGCCGGTTCATCGAGCGCCTTCCGGTCGAGCCGTGGCGGTATTTCACCCTGGATATCGTCGGGGACGCTGCCGGCACGGATCGACAGTACAAGGATATGCTACGGGCCGGGTTCAACCCGGTCCCTATCTTCACCCGCGGGGAGAACCCCGCGAAGTTGGACGAGCTATATGAGACATCCGACCTTGTCGGGTTGGGTGGCATCAACGCGCTCGACAAGCGCCGGTGGGTGAACGGCATTATGCGGCACGTCGCCGGGCGGCGCGTGCATTGGCTCGGGTTCACCAATGCCGAGTTCATGCGGCATTACCGGCCGTATATGGCCGACTCGTCCACGTGGATGATCGGCCGGCGGCGGCGGTTCATCCCGATCTATATGGGCCGGGGCCACGTCCGCCAGTTCAAGCGGCATGACTTCGATGCCGGGTTACCATGGACGGCGCGGGCCGCTCTTGTCCGGTACGGGATCGATCCGGCGATCCTGCGGAATGATCGGGCATGGGTGGCCGGCGCGCCGCTAGTCGAAACGGTCGGGGCGCATTCCTACGTCGAGATGTCGCTTGATGTCCGGCGCAATCTTGGGACGCATGTCTTTCTGGCGTGTGTCTCGGCCGACGAAGTGAGGCGGACTCTCGCCGCGTTTGCGCGGCTGCGCGGCAAGGGCGGCGCCGTCGCCCGGCCGGGTGGTGCGGCAACCCCGCGGGAAGGCCCCACGGGGCTCCGCTGCGCGGTCTAGGGCCTATTCGCCGCCCGACGGGGCGGCATCGTCATCAAGGTTGAACTCGCCGATTTCCTCGCCGTTGGCATCGGTGACGGTGCCGGACACGGCGCCGCCGGTAATCCGACTGGAGATGTCGGCCAGCAGGCGGGCGATCTCATGCCCGCGGGTGGCCGGGGCGAAGGCATCGCCGTCGGTGTCGATGGTGATGGTCAACATCGGAGCGCTCCTAGCAGAACAGCCCGGCGGGATGCCGGGCTGCTGGTGAAATGGGGTGGCGTAGAGTCGGGGTCTAGGGCGCCGGGCCGCGTCGATATCCGGTGAAGAAATCGCCGATCGCGGCGACCACGACGGCCATGAAAACCACGGCCTGGAATGCCCAGCGGGTCATGGTCTGGCGAACGGTCGGGCGGATTGCCGGGTTGTCGTCGTCGTCATAATCGCTCATGATGTCGTCCTTGCGAGAGTGAGCCGTTCTGCGTGAATGGATGGGCGGGGTCGGTGCAACGGCCCCGCCCTATTCACGTCATCGGTCGGTGTCGGTCACGAACCGCCACGCAATCCCGTCCTTGATCTGGAGATGCATCCGTTCCGTCCCGGCGGCGACGGCCTTCGGGTGGGCGAGCGCTTCGGCGACCGACTTTGCCGAGATGTTGCAGAACCCTTGATCGTGATATTTGGCCGTCACGGTCGACGGGAACCGGTAATCGAACCACGGTTCCATGCCGTAATACAGCCGTTCCTTGGCGATCTCGTCCATAACCGCGGCGAAGTGTGGGTGTGTCGGCTGGATGGCGACCGCGATCCGGTCCAACTGGTCTAGACGGTCATTGCGCGCCGACGCGAAGAACACGTCCCCATGGGCGATTGGGGTCGGAGGCTCATCCTCGGGATAAGTCGGGGCGCAAATGCACTCGGCGAGGTTTTCGGGGAGGACCACCGAGAACCGGCCGACCCGCATATGATGGATCGAGTTATAGGGCAGGCGGTCTCGGAACTTCCGTTCGGCGGACCGGGAAAACGTGTCCTTGGCGCGCGCCACGACTTCGCCCGCGTTATCGATGAACTGGAAAATCATGGGAGTTCCCTAGGCAGGGTTGGGGGAAGCGGGGCCGGCGGGTGCCGGCCCCGTTGGGGGTTACTTGGGCCGGGCGACGTAGTGGCCGGCGGCGCGGCCGTCCTTGACCAGTTCAAGGACGTACCCGTTTTCGTCGGCGGCGCCGCGCAACCACCGGCGTTCCTTGTCGCCGATCGCATCGAAGATCTCGGCGAAGGTCGCGCCGTCGGGCCGGGTGACCAGTTCCAGGAACTTGGCCACCGCCTCGGGGTTCTTGCCGCGGCCCTTGCCGGTCGACACGGCGACGGCCGGGGCCTTCTTCGGGGCCTTCGCCTTGGGGGCCTTCGGCGCCTTCGGGGCCGTCTTCGCCGCCTTGGGTGCCTTCGCGGCCTTCTTCGGGGCCTTCGCCGTCTTCTCCGGCGTCTTGCGGGCCTTCTTCGCCTTCGGGTTCATCATCCCGTCCAATGCGGTCGACAGGCCCGGCATCTCGGCCGGGGTGCCGCGGGCGGCGTCCTTGGCGGCGAGTTCGGCCTTGGCGGCGGCGATCTCGGCGTCCGTGGAGATCAATTCGGAGAACGGGGTTTCGTCGGTGGTGTCGATGCCGCCGGCCGGCTCGCCGGCCGAGTTCGTCCCATCGTTGATGGCATAGGCGATCGTGGCGCCTTCGGTGCCGGGGTGGACGAACATCCACCCGCCTTGGCAGCGGTAAACCGACTCCTCAGTCAGGCCCAGCTTGATAGCGGCGCGGATCGCGTTGTCCTTGCGGGTGTAAACCTTGCCCATCTCTGTAGCTCCATCTTTTGTTTGCGCGGCGCGTTGATCGCGTCGACCGCATTAAAATGCGGTTTCTCAGAACGGCTGTAAACCCCCAAAAGCCACTAATCAGAGCGTGCATGACAGACCCGCTTTCTGAACAAATCCGCATTAGAATGCTGTCGGCAAATGCACCATGCTTCGCCAACGATACGGTTGCGGAATTCCTAGGGCCGGGCGAAGCGGAAGCGCTCGAAAGCGAAGTTGCGGACCGCGTCGCCGATCTCCTCCGGTCGCTCGTGATCGATATCGAGGCGGACCACAACACGCGGGACACCCCGAAGCGGGTCGCCAAGATGTTCATGCGGGAAGTGTTCGCCGGGCGATACCAGCCGCGGCCGCCGGTGACGGACTTCCCGAACGTCAAGCGGCTCGATGAACTCTACACGGTCGGCCCGATCACGGTCCGGTCGGCCTGCGCTCATCATCTCTGCCCGATCGTGGGGCGGGCGTGGTGCGGCGTGATCCCCGGTGACCGGTTGATCGGCCTTTCCAAGTTCCACCGGCTCACGGATTGGGTGATGTCCCGGCCGCAAATCCAAGAAGAAGCGGTTGTGATGCTGGCGGACGAGATCGAGCAGCTGATCCGGCCGCGCGGTCTCGCCGTGGTGGTCAAGGCGACGCACGCTTGCATGACGTGGCGCGGCGTGCGGGAAAGCGGGGAAACGGTCATGACCACGTCCGTCATGCGCGGCGCCTTTTGGGACAAGCCCGAAGCGCGAGCCGAGTTCTTGGCGCTCGCGGGGTTCGCATGATCCGCGAGCACGAAACCCGGCGGATGTTTCTCGGCCCTGGCCAGACGTTCACCCCGGCCCGGACCGTCTATCGATCGACCAAGACCTATGGCCACGAACTCGGGTTATCCTGCGCCTTCCGGCAATGGCGGGCCGAGTCGCATTGCCGGTTCCTGCATGGCTATGCCTTGGCGGTCCGTATCGAATTCGAGGCGGCCGAACTCGACGGCAACAATTGGGTGGTCGATTTCGGGTCCCTGAAACCGTTCAAGGACCGCCTGGCCGGGCTGCTCGACCACAAAACCTTGGTCGCCGCGGACGATCCCGAGCTTGCGCGGTTCTATGATCTCCACGCCGCCGGGATCATCGACATGATCTTGGTCGAAGCGACGGGTTGCGAGGCGCTGGCGGCGCTGGTGTTCAACATGGCGACGAACTGGATTACCGAGAGCGGGTATGCGCCGCGGGTCCGGGTGGCGTCGGTGGAAGTGATGGAGCATGGCGCGAATTCGGCCGTGGTGACTGCACCATGACGCTTCCGGTCAACGAGATATTCGAGACCATCCAGGGCGAAGCGGCATGGACCGGGACCCCGGCTGTATTCCTTCGCCTGCAAGGGTGCGATGTCGGGTGCTGGTGGTGCGACACCAAGCACACATGGGCGGTCGACCCCCGGCTTGCCGTCTCGGTTGACGCCATGATGGCCAAGGAAGGCGATGCGCCGAGCTTCGCCCCGATGACCACGGCCGAGATCGTGGACCGATGCCGCCAGTTTCAGAGCCGGCATGTCGTGATCACCGGCGGCGAACCCTGCCGGCATGATCTAGTCGCCATCACGCGGGCCTTGGCTGATGACGGCCGAATGGTCCAGATCGAGACCAGCGGGACGCAGCCGGTTCGGGTCGATGACCGGGCATGGGTGACCGTGTCCCCCAAGATCGGCATGCCCGGCGGGTTCACCGTGCGACAGGACGCGATGCGCCGGGCGGACGAGATCAAGTATCCCGTCGGCAAGCCGGCCGATGTGGATGAACTCCGGTCGCTGCTGGCGAACGGATGGCACCACCCGGCCACCGACATTTGGCTACAGCCGTTGTCGCAGAGCCAGAAGGCGACAGAGCTTTGCCAGTCCGCCGCCCGGCATTACGGGTTCCGCGTCTCCATCCAGGTCCACAAGTTTCTAGGGGTCCGGTGATGGTGAACCGCCCGAAGCCGACGCATTTGAAGATCATCGAAGGGAACCCCGGCAAGCGCCGGCTCAACCCGAAGGAACCGCATCCGGAACCGACCTTGCCGACCCCGCCCAGCATCTTGGTCGGTGACGCGCTGGACGAGTGGAACCGGGTGTCCGTCGAACTCTACCGCCTCGGGTGCCTTACCGGTCTCGACCGCGCCGCGCTCGCCGCCTATTGCCAGGCCTATGGCCGGTGGGTCGCGGCCGAGCGAGCATTGGAGGAGATCGCGCGGCAGAACCCCTTGGCGTCGCTGATGATCAAGACGAGCAACGGCAACGCCATTCAGAACCCGCTTGTCGGCATCGCGAACCGCGCCGCGGCCGACATGGTCAGGTACGCGACCGAATTCGGGATGAGCCCGGCCGCCCGGTCCAAGATCGAGGCGGGGCCGACCCCGGCCGCCAGCAAGTTTGAAGGGCTGATTGGCGGGTAACATCCGGAAGCGCAACGATCGGGCGGACCGTGTCCGGCGGTTCATTGAATGCCTGATCGTTCCAAGCGGCGAGGGCCAGGGGGAACCCTTCAAGCTGCGCCGGTTCCAGCGCAAGTTCATCAACGCGGTCTATGCGCCGCATCATCTGGTGGGAACGGCGAAATGGCGCCGGGTGGTGCGCCGGGCGATCCTGTCAATTGCTCGGAAAAACGGCAAGACGGCGCTCATTGCCGCCTTAGTTCTCGTCCATCTTGTCGGCCCCGAGGCGATCCCCAACGGGGAGATCTATTCTGCCGCCAATGAGCGGGAGCAGGCGGCGCAAGTGTTCAAGGTCGCCGCGCAGATGGTGTCAGCCGATCCCGAGTTAGCGGCGATGGTCACCGTCGTGCCGTCGACCAAGACGATTGTGTGCCGGCGCAATGGTTCGTTCTATCGGGCGATATCGGCGGAAGCGGGATCGAAGCACGGCCTGAACCCGTCCGTCGTGGTCTATGACGAACTCGCGCAGTCCAAGAGCCGGGCGCTTTATGACGCGCTCGACAGCGCCATGGGTGCCCGCGAGGAACCACTGTTCATCGTCATCTCGACGCAGAGCAATGACCCGCAGCACGTCCTGTCACAGTTGATCGATGACGGATTGCGGGCCGATGATCCGACGATTGTTTGCCATCTGTACGCGGTCACCGACGACTATCCGAACATTTACGATGAAAGGGCCTGGCACGTTGCCAATCCGGCCCTTGGCGACTTCCGATCGATGGAAGACATGCGCGCCATGGCGGCGCGGGCGAAACGGATGCCGTCATTCGAGGCGACGTTCCGGAACCTGTATCTCAATCAGCGGGTCGACGCTCAATCGCCCTTGGTCCCGCGGGCCGAGTGGGAGGCATGCCGGTCGCCGAACACCATCGAGCCGGGCGACCGGGTGTATTTGGCACTCGACCTTTCGGCCACCACCGACTTGACGGCGCTGGTCGCCGTGAGCGCGGATGATGGCGACCGTGTCGCGGCGTGGTTCTGGAAGCCGGGCGACCTCCTCGCGGACCATGAATTGCGCGACCGAGCGCCGTACAGCACTTGGGCGCGGGAAGGGTGGCTAGAGGCGCCGCCGGGCCGGGCTATTGACTATGGGTATGTCGCCGAGCGCATCGCCGAAATCACGGCGGAATATGACGTGCTCGGGCTCGCCTATGACCGGTGGCGGATCAAGGACATGATCCGAGAATTCGACCGGATCGGACTGCACTGTTATCAGGACGATGATCCGCCGGTGGCCGGCGGGCTCCGGCTGGTGTCGTGGGGCCAGGGTTTCCGGGATATGTCCCCGGCGATCGACGCGCTGGAGATCTCCATCCTCAATCGGCGCTTTGCCCACAACGGCAACCCGCTGCTGGCGTTCTGTTTCTCGAATGCGATTGCCATTCAGGACCCGGCCGGCAATCGCAAGCTGGACAAGAGCAAGACCCGGTTCCGGATCGACGGTGCGGTTGCCTGTGCCATGGCGCTGGGCCTGAAAACCCGCGATCTCGTCCAGCACCGCGAGCCGACGTACCAGATGCTTTTTATGTAGGGGCAAGATGACAGACACCGTTTCGAGCACGTCCGACGAGCGGACTGTGAACAATGTCATGCGTCATGAGTATCGGGTGCTATCCGATCTCGAAAAGGCCCGGATGAAAGAGATCAAGGATGCCGGTCTCGACTTCATCGGCATGTTGCACGCAATCGGCGAGACCGCTCCGGCCGGCGGGACCTTCGGATCTCGCGAACTGTCCATCGCCGCGACCAAGATGGAAGAAGCGGTTATGTGGGCAGTGAAACACATCACCCGGTGACAGCCGGGTCAGGAAGCGGACCAGGGCGCCTTTCGGGCGCCTTTTTTGTTGGGGGTGCCGATGGATCGAGCGTTTGCGATCATCGAAACGCGATCGGTCGACTACAAGCAGCGGGTCATTGAGGGCATTGCCTCGACCCCCTCGACCGACCGCATGGGCGACATTGTCGAACCGCTCGGCGCCAAGTTCAGCCTGCCGATGCCGCTTCTGTGGCAGCACGACGCGACGCAGCCGGTGGGCGAAGTCACCTTCGCGAAGCCGACGAAAGACGGCATCCCGTTCAAGGCCCGCATCGCCAAGTTCGATGAGCCGGGCAACCTGAAAAACCGGACCGATGAAGCGTGGGACTCAGTCGTCTCCAAGCTGGTCCGGGCCGTGTCGATCGGGTTCCGCCCGCTCGACTATGAAGCCATGAAGGATGGCGGTCTCCGGTTCAAGGAATGGGAGTGGCTGGAGCTTTCGCTCGTCACCATTCCGGCGAACATGGATGCCGGCATTACCGAAATCCGGTCGATCGATCGGCAAATCCGGGCCGCGTCTGGCCTAACGGACGAGCCGACCCCGCGACCCTCCACGCCCGGCGCCTCGGGACCCGCAAAACCCAAAGTCCAGAGGCAGCGAGCTATGCCCAAGACTGTTGCCGAGCAGATCTCGGCTTTTGAGGCGACCCGCGCCGCGAAGTCCGCGCGCATGGTCGAAATCATGGAGCATGCCGGCGAGGAAGACACCACGCTGGACGAGAACGAGACCGCCGAATATGACGGCCTCGCCGATGATGTGAAGAAGATCGATGCGCACCTTGTCCGACTGCGCGCTCTGGAGCGCGAGCAGGCTCGGGCAGCGGTGCGGGTCGATGATGTGGCCGATACCGAGAGCGCTTCCGCCGTCCGCGGCGGCGCCGTGGTCTCGTCCGTCCGGCGCAACCTGCCGGCGGCGACCGCGTTCACCCGCTATGCGATCGCGCTCGCCCGGTCCAAGGGCAACCTTATCCAGGCACATGAGATCGCGAAGTCCTGGGATGACACCCCGGAAGTCGAGCAGGTGCTCAAGGCGGCCGTGAATGCCGGCACCACCACCGACCCCGCTTGGGCCGGTCCGCTGGTCCAGTACCAGCAGATGGCGTCGGAATTCATCGAACTCCTGCGCCCGGCGACCATCATCGGCCGCATCCCCGGCCTGCGGCGCGTGCCGTTCAACATCAGCATGCCGGCGCAGTCCACCGGCTCCACCGTCGGGTGGGTGGGCGAAGGCGCGCCGAAGCCGGTTTCCGCGCTGGCGTTCTCGACCGTCACCCTTCGTTGGGCGAAGGCGGCCGGCATCGTCGTGTTGACGGACGAGCTGGTCCGGTTCTCGAACCCGTCGGCGGAAGCCATCGTCCGACAGGACTTGACCGACGCTATCGCGCAGTTCCTCGACCGCCAGTTTGTCGACCCGACGGTCGCGGAAGTGGCGAACGTGTCGCCGGCTTCGATCACCAATGGCGCGTTCCAGGTCATCGCGTCCGGGACCGACGCCGCGGCTTTGCGGGCCGATCTGAATGCGCTCTTCGCGCATTTCCTCGCGGCGAACCTGTCCCTTGCCGGGGCTGTGTTCATCATGACCGGCCAGCAGGCGCTTGCCATCAGCATGATGCAGAACCCGCTGGGGCAGCCGGAATTCCCCGGCATCACCATGACCGGCGGGACCCTGCTGGGTATCCCGGTTGTGGTGTCGGAGAATATCCCGCCCGAGCCGGGGCAGGCTGGTCCGCCGGTCATCCCGGCCGGGTCGCGGATCATCCTCGCCAAGGCGCCGGAAATCCTCCTGGCGGACGATGGCGGCGTGACCCTCGATGCGTCCCGCGAGGCATCCTTGCAGATGGACAGCGCCCCGACGAACCCGCCGGTGGCGAACACGGTCATGGTCTCGCTCTGGCAGATGAACATGGTCGGCCTGCGCGCCGAGCGGTTCATCAACTGGAAGCGGCGCCGGACCGAAGCCGTCGCCTATATCACGGGCGCGGCCTACACCTTCTGAGCGGAACACGGGGCCGGGCAACCGGCCCCTTTTTTCTTGTGCGAAGGGGGTGTGACCGATGACCAAAGCGAAGGCGGTCAAGGCATTCCGCTATGCCGCCAAGTCCTATCAGCCGGGCGATGCCGTCGAGATCCGGGACAGAGATGTTCGGATCATGGTCGCGCTCGGCCGGATCGAGACCGTGGACGAGACCAAGCCGCGCCGGGGTCGGCCGCCCAAGCCGAAGCCGGAGTCGGCCGTCGCGGACGCCACGGAACCCGAACCCGAGAACCCCGAACCGGCCCCGGCGCCGGTCGATCCCGACCCGGAAGCGTCCGGCCAGGCGGCCGACGGCACGCCGAAACGGATCTATCGCCGTCGCGATCTTAAGGCCGAGGACTAATCGCGAATGCGCGTTTTCGGGCTGACGATCACCCGCGCCCGGCCGCCGGCTACCCTGCGGCCGGCGGACGATCGCGGCGGGTGGTGGCCGATCATCCGCGAGCCGTTCACCGGCGCATGGCAGCGGAACATTGATCACCGGCCGGAAAACGTCCTGTCATATTTCGCGGTCTATGCCTGCGTCACCCTCATTGCGTCCGATATCTCCAAGTTGCGATGCAAGCTGATGATGCAGGACAGCAACGGCATCTGGACCGAGACTTACAGTCCCGTGTTCTCGCCGGTGCTGGAGAAGCCGAACCATTTCCAGAACCGCATCAAGTTCTTTGAGACGTGGGTGATTTCCAAGCTCGTCCACGGCAACGCCTATATCCTGAAGGTCCGGGATGGGCGGAACGTGGTCCGCAAGCTGTACGTGCTCGACCCGACGCGCGTGCAAGTTCTGGTCTCGCCGTCCGGCGATGTGTTCTATCAACTACAGCGCGACGATCTCTCTTTGATCCCCGACGAAACCGAGACCGTGGCGGTTCCGGCTAGTGAGATCATCCATGATGTGATGGTGCCGCTGTTCCATCCGCTGCGCGGCGTCTCGCCCATCTATGCGTGCGGGTTGCCGGCGATCCAAGGTCTCCGCATCCAGAACAGTTCGACGCAGTTCTTCGCCAACGGGTCGAACCCCGGCGGCATCCTGACCGCGCCGGGCGCGATTTCGGACGAGACCGCGGCGCGCCTCAAGCAGCATTGGGAGCAGAACTATACCGGGGTCAATGTCGGCAAGATCGCGGTTCTCGGCGATGGCCTGAGATATGAAAAGATGGCGGTCAACGCGGTCGATGCGCAGTTGATTGAGCAGTTGAAATGGACCGCGGAAACCGTCTGCTCCTGCTACCACGTTCCCGCCTACATGGTCGGGGTCGGGGCGCCGCCGAATTACAACAATATCGAAGCGCTCAATCAGCAGTATTACACCCAATGCCTGCAAGCGCTGATCGAGGCAATCGAACTGCTGTTGGACGAGGGCTTGGAACTCCCCGCTCCGTATGGGACGGAGATGGACCTTGACGGCCTGCTCCGTATGGATACGGCCACCCAATACAAGGCGATTGCCGACGGCATTTCCGGGGCGTTTCTGACCCCGAATGAGGGCCGGCGGAAACTCGACCTTCCGCCGGTCAAGGGCGGCGACTCCCCGTATATGCAGCAGCAGAATTTCAGTCTCGCCGCGCTCGACCAGCGCGACCGGGACCGGCCGTTCGCCAAACCCACGCCGCCGACGAACCCGGCCCCGGCCACCCCGGCGGATGACGGCCAGGACCCGGCGTCGAGTGATGCGCCCGGCGACGCGACGAACGCGCTCATGGATGCATGGCAACGGAGCGTGGAACGGATGGAGCGGCGGCATGCAGCTTGACCTTGACCGTTTCACGGATGCCGTCGTGGACCAGATCGAGCGGCGGGCGACCCGGATCGAGGATCGGGTTACGCTGATCTCCGATGCGATGCAGGAACGGCAGAAAGCGGTTGCCGACCAACTGTCCCACGTCGAAGCCCGGATGGTCCAACTGCTCGGCGATCTCGGCGAGGCACAGAAGGTCATTGCCCTGCTCGACGCGCGATTGCAGGCGGCCGAACTCCGCAATGCCGAGACCGGCGAGGTTACCGCCCTGCTGCGCGATGAACGCGACCGCCTGGCAGCCGAACTGTCGACCGCGTTCGAGCGCATCGCGTTCCTAGAGGGCCGGGAAGCGCCGGCGGGTCCGCCGGGACCGCCCGGACCGCCGGGGCCGCAGGGGGAGCCGGGACCGGTCGGCCCGGCGGGTCCGCCCGGCGAGGCTGGGGCGCGCGGGGAACCCGGTCCCGAGGGTCCGCCGGGCGTCCCTGGCCGGGATGGGCGCGACGGCCTTCCTGGGGCTCCTGGCGAACCCGGACGCGACGGCAAGGACGGGATCGACGGCAAGGACGGCCGCGACGGGATCGACGGCAAGGACGGGCGCGACGGCCTGTCGGTGGCCGATGCCGATTTCCGCGCGGAAGACCACGGCCGCATTCTCGTTTTCAGCCTGTCGGCCGGCGATATCGAATTGGTCAATGAGATTGAGACCGGCATTCCCCTTGACCGCGGCGTCTGGCAGGACGGCCGGGCGTACCGGTATGGCGACATGGTCACGTGGGGCGGGTCCAAGTGGCATTGCTATGCGACGGAGACCACGGCCCGGCCCGGTGAAAAGTCCGATGACTGGAAACTGAGCATCAAGCGCGGCCGTGACGGCAAGGACGGCGAACGCGGGCCGCCCGGTCCGCCCGGCCCCGCCGGCAAGGACGGTCGCGACCTTACCCAAGTCGGTCCGGATGGTTCCAAATGGTGATGGTCACGCAACCGCTCGTCACCTTGGAACAGGTCAAGGCCCGCCTCCGCATCGACGCGATCGATGATCAAGCGGATGTGGAAGATATGATGCTGGAGGGAACCGATATCGTCCTCGGTTACCTCAAGCTCAAGACGGTGCCTTGGTCTGTTGACACGGTCCCGGCCCGCATCCGGACGGCCATTCTGCTGGTCATCCGGGCGCTCTATGACGGCGAGGAAAACCCGTTGTCGCAAGCGGTGCTCGACGTGCTCCACCGGGACCGGGACCCGGCGCTCGCGTGAGCAAGTCGCCGATGCGCGCCCGGCGGTTGCGGGCGCGGTTGCAGATCTATCGTCCGGTCAAGAATGAGAGCGCGACCGGCAACGTCGATCACGGGTGGGAACTGTTTCTCGAGCGATGGGCCGAAGTGATCCCCGCCCGCGGTCGCGAGGCATGGGAGGCGGGTCGGACGCAGGAACAGACGCCGATGACCGTCCGGCTCCGTTATGACAGCCAGACGGCACAGATCGACGCGAGTTTCCGGGCCGGCACCAACGGCCCCGATCTCGCGATCATCAGCGCGCATGACCCCGACATGATGCGCCGCACGATCGAAATCGCATTGGTCACCGGCATTCCGGGATAGGCGGCAGCATGGCAACTTGGGGCGTCTCCTTTCTCGGCGGCGTGCTGGCGCAGCGCACCGACACGTTCGATATCGGGTCGCGGTCGGATTACATCGATCTCGGCTCGACGGCCTTCGCCTATGGGCCGGGCACGGCTGACGGGCAAGTGTCCGTGTTCTATGCCGGGACCCGCACCCTCGCCGCGGGCGCATTCGAGGATATCGACTTGCGGGCGGCGGCGGCCGGCGGGCTCGATGATCAATCGATCTTCGCCGCGGTCAAGGCGCTGTTCGTCCGGGTGCCGCCTGGCAGCGCCTCGAAACTGGCGATCGGCGGCGCTCCGGCGGCGGCGTGGACCGGGCCGCTCGGCGGCGTGGTCACCCTCGACGGCGGCTGCGTTTTCGAGTTCGTCCACCCCGGCGCCGGCTGGCCGGTCACCGATGCGACGGGCGACGTGTTGCGCTTCGCCTGCGTCGGCGCCGCGTCCCTGTCCTACACGCTGGCAATTGCGGGGGTGTGATGGGCGCGAAGATCACCGGGGTTGATAAGCTCGTCGCCCAGATCGAGAGCATGCCCGACTTGGTCCGTGCCGAGATGGCCAAAGCGATCTTCGATGCATCGGAAGATCTAGTCGCGTTCATGAAGCGACAGGTCCCGGTCATCGACGGTTTCCTAGAGCGGTCGATCCGGTGGGCCTGGGCTGACGACTTCGATCGAGGCGGGACCGGGTTGCGCGAGGGCCGCGCGTCGACCCTGGCGCTCAAAGGCTCCTATGAACTCGCATCCGTGATCCTGGCCGGCGATGACAAAGCCTATTATGCGCCTTGGGTTGAGTTCGGGGTGCGCGGCGGTCGACCGGCAAATCCGTTCTTCTTCACGTCCTATCGCGCCAAGAAAAAGTCGATCCTGAGCCGCCTGTCGGCGGCGTGCCGACGCGGCATCAAGGCATCGGCCGCCGGTTCGTCGGCGCCGCCTGGAGCGGCGGCAGCATGACGGCCAGCCCCGACGGGTCGAACGCATTGCTGGCGGCGGTGCGGGCGCGGTTGCTCGCGGACCCGGTCCTGTCCGCCATCGTCGCGGATCGGGTGTTCGACCGGCCCGGCCAGGATACCGATTTCCCGTATGTCCAGATCGGGGATACCCAAGTCTTGCCGTTTGAGGCGCTATGCGTCACCGGCACCACGGTCTATCTGACGTTCCATCTGTGGGCGCGCGACGGATGGGCCGGCGACCAAGTCCGGGACATGGCATCCGCTCTCTATGCGTCCCTCCACGGCCAGACTTTCCCGATCAACGCGGACTATCGGTTGCAACTGCTGGAGCACCAGAACCTCCGCGTGATGCGCGATCCCGACGGGATGACGCGGCACGGGGTCTCTGACTTCCGCGCCGATATCACGATCGACACTTGATCGCGCGCCCGACCCGGCCCTTGGGCAAGGCCGTCCGGCCCGCAGCGATGCGCGCCAATCCCTGAGATGGAGCCCATAGAATGGCCCAGCCGCAGCTTTCCGGCGCTCGTGAACTGTTGCTGTACATGGAAGATGTCGACACCCCGGCGACCTTCGTTTTCGCCTGCGGCATCAACAGCAAGTCCCTCAATGGCACCCTGAACAACACGGAAACCCCGGTTCAGGATTGCGACGATCCCACCCAACTTCCCGTGCGCCGGGTGACGGCGAACTATTTCGCGGAAGAGATCTCGGGATCGGGAATGCTGGCGCGCGAGCGGTTCCCGGACTTCGAACAGGTCTACAAGGCAGGGGTGTCGCACAACTGGCGCGTCGGCATCGTCGGGTTTGGCTACTGGCAAGGCCCGTTCCTGATGACGACGCGCAACGTCGGCGGCGAGACCGAAGGATATATCACGCTCGAACTCACGCTGATGAGTGATGGCCCGGTGCCGTTCACGGCCGCGCCCAACTTCCCGACGGTGCCGTAATGCCGGGCCTGTCGCGGACCGGCGCCGTCGATCTCACGTGGGGCGACGGCGACCATACCTATCGGCTCGCCATCGGCCAGCTTCGCGAACTGGAAGAAAAAACCAAGCTCGGCCCGGTCGAACTGTTTCAGAAGATGGTCAAGGGCGCATGGCGGGTGGACGAAGTCCGCCACGTGCTCCGGATCGGGTTGAAGGGCGGTGGCATGCCGGAGCCGGACGCGGTCGCCTTCGTGGATCGGCATATCGATGAATGGCCGTGGTTCGACACGGTCGCGGTCGCGCTCCACGTGCTCACGGTGGCGATCTCCGGATATCCCGAGGATGACCCGACGGCGGGAAAAGCGGAGGCGGGCGCGCGGAACGGTTCAGCGTCGCCCGCCTCTACGCAAACGGCGCCATCCTAGGATGGTCGCCGCGTGTCGTGGACGAATTGAGCCTGTGGGAACTCGCCGTTGCGGTTGACGGGTGGAACCGATCGCAAACGCCAGAGGATAAGCCGCCGCCGATGACGGCGGAACGGTTGCGGGAACTGGCCCCGCCTCCGGTTCTTCACTGAGCCGAGGCGGTCCGCTTCGGGCAATCGGCCGGCGATGCCAGGAACAGGCGGGACCGGAACAGGACATCGATCACGTCCAATCCGCTTTTCCCAATCTCCTGTTCCGCGGCGTCGAGTTTCGCCTTGAACGCGACATAGGCGGGCGTGTCGGCGGGGATCATCTGCGATCCCGGCGCATGCGGTCCGCATGCCCAATCGGCGACGACACGGGCCGACAGCGCATCCCCTTCGGCCGACAGGCGCTCAAATGCCGTTTGCTGCCGCGGCGGGGCTCCCTTGGGCGGGACCGCCCCCATTACGGCGGCAATGCTCCCCGCCATCGCGGCGGCACCGATGAAAATCATTCGCATAACCGGGCCTCATTTAAATGCGGTTCCGGCCCATAAATACGCCCGCGACGGTCAGCCTGCAAGTCCCGGTCCTATCCGAACTCCAGTGAGGCGCCATGCCGAGAACCGATCTCGAAACGCTGATGGTCAGCGTCGAAGCCTCGCTGACCAAGTTCAACCGGTCCATGTCGACCCTTGGGCCGACCACGAACGACAACATGCGGAAGGTCAAGAAGCCGGTCGATGACACCATGGCGGCGATCGAGAAGCGGACCGCCGATGCCGCCGCCAATATGAACAAATCGCTCAATTCGGTTGGGGGGAAATCGTCCGCGTTTGGGCGGTCGCTCCAGAACGTCGGATATCAGGTTGGCGATCTGGCCGTCCAGGTCGGCGGCGGTACGGACTTCTTCCGCGCGCTCGGGCAGCAGTTGCCGCAGTTGATCCAGGGTTTCGGCGTTTGGGGGTCCCTGGCCGGCGCCGCCGTGTCGGTGACCGCGGCGCTCGCCGGCTCGATCTTCAATCTCGGCGGCAAATCGAAAGAGGCGGAAGCGAATTACAAGTCATTCCTCGAAACCGCCAGCAGCACAAAGGAAATCGTTGAAGGCGCGTCGCAGGGATTGGCAACTCTGCAGATCAAGTTAAACCAAGCGGACGAAACGACGCGGCGCGCCTTCGCCGCGCAACTGCAAAAGCAGATTTATCAGAATTCCGACGAATTGAAGGAGGCAGCCACCGGCGCGCAAGACACTATTGTCAAGTCGCTCGACATCATTGACCAGATGTTTGGAAAGCTGGCCGACGAAACGAAATACACGGAAGTTCTTAAGCAATTCAACGCGCTCAATGAAGCAATCAAGGCCGTCCCGACCGATCCGGCCCGGTGGCATGCGCTTTCCGATTTCTTCAAGGAATTGGCGAACAGCGCCCCGGACGAAGAGACTGCGCGGAAGCTCCGCGAGTTCGCCGGGTTCATGGATGACAACGCGGACAAGGCCCGCAATGTCGCTAATCAAACGAGAGTCCTAACTCAGCAATTGCAATTGGTTACCGGCGCCGCCTCGGGTGCGGCGACCGCCGTTTCCGGCATGGGCGATGCTTCCGCCACGGCCACCGGACAAGTCAGCGGTCTTGCCGGACAGGTCAAGTATCTCGCCGAGCAATACGGCCGCTTGTCGACCGAGCAGAAGACTTTCGCTCCGGAAAAGGACATCACCCGCGGGTTCATCCGGCCCGGCGCCGGCCAGATCACGGGCGCGCTGCCTGGAAGCGGTCCCGGATCGGTCCCGAACATCTTCATCCAGCCCGGTCAGGAATTCGACGTTGATGAAGCGTCGCAAGCGTTCAATGACGCCGAGGACAAATTCAACCCGAACAAGGGGAAGAAGAAGAGCGGGGCGAAGGCGACCCCGGAAACCCGCGGCGATCGCTCCTTGCAGCAGATCCGCGACGAAATCGCGATGAACAAGCAGTTGGTCGCCCAACTCGGGTTGACCGACGCCGAAGTGCGCAAGGTCAAGGCGAGCTATGAAGCGATCCGGCTCGTCCGGCAAGCCGGGTTCAAGGAAGGGGATAAGGAATACGAACAGTATTTGAAGACGGCCCAAGGGCTTACGGCCGAGAACGCCGCCCTTGAACACAGGATCGAGCTTTACCGCCAAGGGAAGTCGCTCACCGAAGGTCTGATGACCGACCAAGAGCGGCAGACCAAGCAACTTGCCGACTACAAGGAAATGCTCGATGCCGGCGCGATCACGCAGGACACCTATGAACGGGCGGTCCGCCGGGCGAAGGAGCAGAATAACCAGCTTACCGAAGCCATCCAGGGTGTCGGCGAGGCGCTGACCGACGGCATCCAGCAGGCGAATTCGTTCGGCGACGCGCTCGCCAAGATCGGGCTCAACCTGCTGTCCCTCGCTGCCAAGGGGCTTTTCGGGCAAGGCCCGCTCGGCGGTCTCTTCAACTCGCTGTTCAACGTGGCGGCCGGCGGCATCCTCGGCCAGGCGCTTCCGGCCGGAACGGGCGCCACGTCGGGCATTGGCGGCGGTTACACCTTCGCCGGTGGCGGCGATGCCGGACCGGGCGTGATCCGCGTCGGCGAGAACGGCCCCGAACTCCTGTCCCTGTCGCGGCGCAGCTACGTCACGCCGGCGAATGCCGTTCGCCGCTCGGATGCCGCCGCGGCGCGCGCCAATGGGCCGATGACCGTCAACGTCATCGGCGCGCGGGGGAACAGGGAAATTGAAGCGATGGTCGCGGCGGGCGTTTCGCAAGCGGTCCGGACCGCCGGTCATCAGGTCCCGTCGATCAACCGCAGCTATCAACTTCGGTTCGGCTGATGCTCCAAATCCCGTGGCCGTCGAACGTCAATGCCAACGTCGAAAACTGGTGGCTCGACGCGCGGACCCGCTCGGGCGGCGAGTCCCTGAACGGCCGCGAACTGGTCACGTCCAGCGGCTTGGGCCGGTGGCGTGCGACCTTGACCATTCCGCTGTTCGAGCGCCCGCGCATTCTCGCCTATCGCGGGTGGCTCGCGCAGATGGACGGCCGGTCGAACTTCACCAATATCGGCCCGTGCGATTGCGCCAATGGCAACCGCTTCTCCGGCATGATCGGCGGTATTCCGCACAGTGACCAGACGTTCCACAGCGACGGCGCCGGCTATGCACAAGGCGGCGTTGGCGCGTCGATCATCGACCAAGTCGACAGCAACACGGTCGATATCTACATCGGCTCGACCGAAGAACCGTTGCTCTATGGCTCCTACGTCGGGTTCGGCGGATATTTCTATGTCATCACCGGCGTGACGAAACTTGCGAGCGCGGAATATCGGCTGACTGTGATGCCGCGCATCCGCGCCAACGTCACCGACGGGAACCCGGTCCTGTGGTGCGACGCGCGGGCGCCGATGCGGCTGCTCACGGACGATACCGGGCAATTCGATCTGACGTTGAGCCGGAACGGGACGGCGACACTCGAACTCGTTGAGGTGTTCTGATGGCGCTGTTCCCGTCCGCGGTCCAAGCGCAGTTACAAGGCCGTCACGTCATCGCGTCCCTGTTCGTGTTCTTCGATTTCCTGTCCGCTCCTGTCCGGGTGTGGGAGGGGGACGGGCCGATTGACCGCGAAGGACATACATGGCTCGGCATGGGCCAGCGGCAGGACGGTAGCGGCTCGCCGTTGCAGGGGATCGACGGCCTTGAACAGGCGGTCAACGGATCGGCGCCGCAAATGACCATGACCCTGTCCGGGGTCGATGCGACGATTGTCGATCTGGTCAATACGGATGTCTCTGCCGGCGAGGTGGAGGGTCGCGAAGTGACCATTTTCATGGGGTTCTATGACGCGACCGTGGCGGGTCTCGTCCCCCTGGATAGTCTTGTGACCATCGGCGTCTGGTACATGCAGCGCCCGACATTCACCACCAGCGGCCCGGCCACTCGGACGATCACGCTGCCGTGCGAGACCATTTTCTCGCAACGCAGCCGGGCGCCCTTCGGCATGCTGACCGATCGGGATCAGCAGAAACGATATCCCGGCGACAAGGCCCTAGAGTTCATCCCGAAGATGGTCGACCGGACGGAGACGTGGCCGGAGTTCTAGGGCCGGTCGATCCGGCGGCGCTCGCCGCGCATCTGTTGGCCGGCGCCACCACCCCGTTTGAGTTCGGCCGCTGCGATTGCACCCTTTGGGTTGCCGACTGGGTTCGGTCCCGGCTCGGCGAGGACCCGGCGGGGCCGTGGCGCGGACGCTATAGGACGCGCGCCGGCTGGCGCCGGCTCGTCCGGGGTGTCGGGCTACCCGAGACCGCGCGCCGGGCGCTACGAGCCGCCGGAGCGCCGGAGATCGACCCTAGGGATGCGATGCCGGGGGATGTCGGGATGATCGAGACCACCGACGGCCCGGCCATGGCCATTCGGGGCCAATCCGGATGGTTCGCCAAGACCGGCGCCGGCATCTGGCGCGCGGCCGATGCCTTCATTGCCTGGAGATTGTAGCCAATGCCGATGGCAATCCCGGCCGTAATCGCCGTTGGCGCGTCGGTGGCCGGTGGCCTGGCCGCTGTCTCGGCGGCCGGAACGGCGATCACCATCGCCGGGGTCGCGTTGAGCACCACGGCCCTTACGGCGATCTCAGTCGGCCTGTCCATCGTCGGGACCCTGGCATCCGTCCTGCTGTCGCCGCAGCCGCCGAAACCGAAGTTCCAGGATGGCAGCCAAGCCATCAAGCAGGCGGTGCCGCCGCGGTCGCGTTGCTATGGCCGGTATCGGCTCGGCGGGTCCTTTATCGAGTATGTCGGGGACGGTGGCGACCTTAAGACGCTGCTGTGCCATTGCGCGCATGAAGTCGATGCGTTTGAAGAGCATTGGCTCAACGATGATATCGTCACTGTCGATTTCGCCCATGGCGGCGCTGTCACGTCGCACGGCTATAACAAGTTCCGGGCGGGCGATGACTCGTCCGTCTATGTCGTGAACTACTTCGGAACGGCGACGCAGGCCATTGCGCCGTTCGTGAGCGAGTGGACGGCCGCCCACAAGGGCCAGGGCCTTTGCGCTTCGTACATCAAATATTCCGATCTGAAGGCCGAGCAGCAGCAGGAAGTGTTCCCGAATGGTCCGCCGACCTATCGGGCGACGATCCGCGGCGCCAAGGTCTATGACCCTGGCCAGGGCTCGACCTTCGGGAACGAAGCGTCATACCGGTGGACGGATAACGCGGCGTGGGTGTGTCTCGACTACCTGACCCGGACCGAGCCGAGCGTCAACGGGCCGGTGCCGGTCGGGTTCGGGATCAAGGCCGAGCGGGTCAATCTCGACAAGTTCGCAGCCGCCGCCGCGATCTGTGCGGATGCCATCGCGTTGAAGGCGGGCGGGACCGAGCCGCGGTATCGGGCGTGGTTCGCCTATGACTTGACCGAGGATCGCAAGCAAGTGCTTGGCGATCTTCTGGACAGTTGCAACGGCCGGATCACGCAAGGGCCGGACGGCCGCCTCGGGCTCGATGTCGGGTCGCCGAACCCCGTGAGCACGGTCACCATGACCGACAGCGAAATCCTCGAATTTGACCTTTCCTCGGGAAAGGCCGCGATCGAGCGGGTGAACGAAGTTCGGGCGACGTACATCTCCCGTGACCAGAAATGGGCCGAGACCGAAGCGGGCATTCAAAGCGATCTCGATGCGATCGACCGCAACGGGATCGAGAGCAGCGCCATCAAGGTCCGGTGCTCGCCGAGCGAGGGCCAGACGCAGCGGATCGCGCGGGCCGTGCTTCTGCGGTCGAACCCGAAATGGGCGGGCCGGGTCCGCGGCAACCTTGCCCTGCTCGACTGCTGGGGGGAGCGGTGGGTTCGTCTCCAGCTTTCCGAACTCGGGATTGACCAGATCTTCGAAATCACGGGAATGACGTTCGACCGCACCACCATGACGGCCGAAATCAACGTCGTCTCCTATGAGAACTGGTACGATTGGAGCACGGCGAACGAGCAAGACCCGGCGGGGGTCCCCGCTGACCTTCCGGGCACCGGCACGCCCGCGGCGCCGACGGGCGTTGTCGCCACGGTCGATCATCGCCCGGTGGACGGGGCGACTACCATCGCGGTCGCCGTCGTGTCGTGGAACCCGCCTTCCTCCTCTTCCGTCAATGCGCAAGGCCGCTGGCGGACCGTCCCGGATGGCGATTGGCAGCTTGTGTCGGTCAACCCTGGCCAGACCAGCTTTGAGACAGGGACCCTCGCCGATGGCGTGAACTACGTCGCCGCGGTCCGGTTCATGTATCCGCGCGGGTCCGCCTCCGATTGGGTGGAGACTGGCACGTTTACGGCTGTGGCCGACCCCTTCCCGCCACCCCCTCCCACGAACCTGACGGCGACCGCCGTCGGCACCACCACGGTCAACCTGTCGGCCAAGGCGCCGAACGTGGGGAACTTCGCGGCGATCCGCTTCTATCGCAATTCGGTCAATGATGGCTCGACGGCAATCGAGATCGCGGGGCCGTTCTACGTCGGGCCGAACGGCACGGCGACCTATGCCGACCATCCCCCGGCGGCGGGCGACTACTGGTATTTCGCCACGTCTGAAAACTGGTCCGGGGTTAAGAGCGCGAAAACGGCGGGCGTGATAGGCGAGCTGCCGCCGGTGGCCCCGGTCATCACTAGCCCGACCAGCCCGAGCAACACCTATGACACCACCCCGACTCTGTCGGGAACGTCGGTGGCGAACGCCGCCATCAAGATCTATTCCGGCGCCGTCCAAGTCGGGAGCGGCACGGCGACGGCCGGCGGCACGTGGACGGTCACCGTCACAACCCCGCTCGGGACCGGGTTGAACAACCTCACGGCGACGGCATCCATCGCCGGCAACGAAAGCGCCCCGTCCGGCATCCTGCAATTGACCGTCGACCCAATCGACGCCGATGCATGGGCTTACATCAACGCGATGACCGTCACGCCGCCCTATGCGCGGCAAACGCTCATCAATACCTTTGTCGGGGCGCTCAAGACCGCCGGCATCTGGACCAAGATGGATTGCATTTACCTGCTCGCGGCGCACCACGAGCAGGCATCCAGGCTCAACGTCAAGAACCCCGGCTCGGTCACCTTGGTTGCGACCACGGCCGGCAGCCCGGCGACGGCGCCGACCTTCACCATCGATCGAGGATGGCAGGGCGGTGGCGCCGATGCGACGGTCGGCGGTTACCTCGCGAGCAGCTTCAATCCGACCACCGGCACGAACCAATTCGTGCAGGATAGCGCGCATCTCGCCTGCTGGGTTCATCAAGCGTCGAGCGGTGCGACGCAGGGTAATTACCGCGAGATCGGCGGCGGTCAATCGCTGATGGCGACCAAGAACCCGACCAGCGTCTTTTGGGCCTTCGCCAATGCCACGGCCGCCGACGTGGTCGCGCAGACGGGCGACGGGACCGGGTATTATGCCTGGAGCCGGCAATCATCCGCGAACTATCACGCCTACCAAGGGACGAATGATCTCGGGACCATCACCCGGACTTCGTCGGTGCTCATTTCCGGCGCCTTCAGCATCCTGCGGGGCGGGTCGCGCTACTCGAATGCTCGGGTTGCGGCCGGCACGTGGGGCAGCGGGTTGACCGGAACCGAGTCCAACGCGCTGCAAAGCGCCCTGCACAACTATCTTGTCGGGGTCGGCGCCGCGGTCTAGCGGCCGGCGCCGCCTCCTCCTCTCCAATATGATCCGACGGAGCCGACCCGATGGCGATCCCGACCATTGATGACGTTTGGCGTGATTTCGACGTTGACGGCACGCCGCACGAGCCGGTCAAGGAAGAAATCCGCCGGGTGCTGAATTTCGTCCAGTCCATCGCCACGACGGACGGAATGAAGACGTATCCGACTAAGGCGGCGATGGATGCCGACACCACGCAGCCCGACGGCCAGGCGGCTCTTCTGTATGCCGATCCGACCGATGCGAACAATTATCCGACCGTCTGGATTTGGAACGATGCTTCCAATGTTTGGGTGCAGGGTGTTGATCGCATCTCGTCCCTGAAAACGACGCAAGATCTGCTGAACAATGTCGCCCGGCGGGTGGTGGTGCCGGGAACGGAAATCGTCATCGATCGGCTCGGCCTGTATGGCGGCGGCACCAATCAGATGTACTTGCCGCGGAATGTGTTCAGCGACTTCCCGGCGCAATTGGTCAACAATGCCACGGTCGGAACGGACTCGGCCGAGAAGCCCGGCTCGGCGAAGCTGGCCATTCCGCAGGGTATCCGCGTCCTGGCCTATGCGGATTTGACCAATAACACCTTCCAGGTCATCCAGGCGACCGGCGGCGACTTCGCTATGCCGAACCTGCCGGCGGACAAGTTCGTCCCGATGATCATCTTTTCCGCCGACGGGACCTATCATTCCCCGTTCCGGGTCCGCGATCTCAACCCGCGCACGGCCGGCGCTGGGTTCCTGCCGACCCGGCCGCTGGTATTCTCGCGGTTCGACAATAAGGTGCTCATTCCGGGCGGCACGTTCCGGACCGCGAGTGCCGGCACCATCACCCACACCCCGGCCGGCGGCGTTGCTTATGAAGAGTTCGACTATTCGACCAGCGGCACGAACCTGATTACTTATTGGTTCAACATCCGCACCAACACCTATGCGGCGACGGCCGCCGGTGTCGAGCCGTTCACCGTGGACCCGACCATGGGGGTGGTGCTCGGCTACTCCTATGGCGGCGAGTTCTGGTCTCCCTGGCCCTATGTCGGCATCAGCGGCGAGGGCCGGGCGTTCAACACCTTCGAACTTGGCAAGCTCCCGTCGCTGGCCCCACGTGTTCAGGTGCCGGGCACGGCCCATATCGTGCCGGTCAATGCCGATCTCGCGGCGCTCGGGTTTACCGAGGCGATGGCGAACAGCCACGCGACCACCGGCTCGATCCCCGCCTATGGCGACAATCTTCCCGATAACCGCTGGCCGCTGTGGTGCTTCGCCCGCGTCTATATCCAGACCACGGTTGCGGATGACTTCGGCAACGCCCGCGTTTGGTTCACCAAGGCGAACGCGGCGGCGGCGAATTCCTGGCCGTTGACCCTGGAAAAAAAGATCTCGTCCAGCACGGCGATTTACAGCGGTTTCTTCAAGATCCCGGACCCGAAGCTCGCACCGGTCGATACGGTCAACCCGTGGCTCTATTACGTGGTCGGGACCGGCAATGTCGGGACCCCCGACCGGTACGCCGTGACGGGCGTTCAAATCGCCTTCGGCCCCAATGTCCGGTGGATCGACCGCGGCGACTACCCGACGACGCCGAGCCTGTCGAAGCGGGTCGCCACGCTTGAAGCCGGCCAGACGGTCACCGACCCGGCGATTGCGATCCTGTACGGCCCGGACATGTGGGTTACGTCCGGCATCGAAATGCCGTTGTTCCCAGCGAACATCAACGAAACTCGCGCGTCCGACCAGCGCTACACGACCGGGTTCGTGTCGATGAAGCATACTCTTGTCGACATCGACCCCGGCGGCGCGACGGTCAACGCCCCCGCCGTGGATACCTTCTTCCGAGACAGCCGCGGCGAGGCGATCATCATCGATCCGGACCGGCTCGGCGATCAAACCTACATCGCCATTCGCCGCCTGGCCGACAATGCTGGCAACCCCGATCTCCGCTACACGCGGCGCGCCATCACGGTCCACAAGGCCCCGGCGACCTTCGCCCCGGCGGCGACGCGGTCCCTAGCCATGATTGGCGACAGCCTGACCGGGCCGGCGACGATCAAGCAGCAGTTGAAGGCCGAGATGCTGCAACGCGGCGTCACCCTGAATTTCATCGGCACGATGCAGACCGCGGCCGGCAAGTTGGTCGGCAACGAAGGCAAGGGCGGGTGGTCCTTTGCCAGCGCTATCAATCAGATCACCTTGCCGGCCCAACCCGGCCAGCCTGTCGGCCTGACGAAGCCGGTCGATGCCGGGCAGGAAGCGGCGTATCTGGCGAAGGATGACGATGCGTCCGGCGGCAATTCGGACAACAAGATCATCTATAACCCGTTCATCCGCCTTGCCACCGGCGGCGACCCTTCCGGGAAGATCTTCAACGGCTACGTGTTCGATTACGCTTGGTATCTGAACCGGTGGGCGGCGACCAGCCTAGGCGCGCTGCCCGTGCCCGATCTCGCGATCATCAATCTTGGGACCGGCGATATCAACAATTTCTCCGAGCCCGACACCAGCAATTGGATCACCACCGGGCTTAACATCATGGTCGACTCCATGGAGGCGGCCGGGGTCCCGCACATTGGCATCATCTTCCCGTGCTTCCCGTTCTCCGATCGCAACGCGGTCTGGACCGAGCAGGCATCGGCGATCCGGACTTTCCTGGGCTGGCACAAGAGCCGCGCCGATCCGAAGGTCGATCTACTGCCCGCGTGGGCGCATATCGGGCCGGATTTCGGATGGGTGACCAACGCCGCGGACGTGCCGCCAACCAACGTCGTGGACCCGCAAACCGGCGCGTCCGTCGAGACGATCACCGACCCGATCCACTACTATGACGACTTGACCCGGAGCCAGATCAACGAAGTCCATGCCGCTTGGATCGCGGCGAAGATCGCGGGCGTCTAGGGTCGGGGTCCGCGCGTCACGATGTCGGACTTCGGGGATGACAGCCGGCGGCGGTTCATCGACCGCCCCGAGCTTCGCGACCTTATCCGCGAGATGCAGGAACTCAATCGACGGGTTACCATCCTTGAAACCAAGCTCGAACTGAACTTGCAACAGGTCAGCCGCGAACTGGCCGACCTTCGGACCGATGTCGCCGGGTGCGCGACCAAGGAGCAGTTGAAACCGGCGGTCTGGCTGCTCGGCATCCTCGGTTCATCCGGCATCGGCGCTTTCGTGCTGACCCTGTGGAACCTGATACTGAAGAAGGGCGGCAATCCATGAGGCTTCGCACGCCGCCATGGTATCGACAGCCGCTATGGTGGCTGACCCTCATCGTCGGCTTGCCGCTCGCCGCCGCCGTCGCGTTGATGATTTGGGCGCTCGCCGATCGGACGGTGCCGATCACGTACAAGGGGCTGCATGCCGGCGCCTATGACCCGGCGACGCATATCCTGACGCTGCAATGGACTGTGAAGCGACGGCGCTATTGCCCCGGCGAACTGGTCCGGACGATTGAAGCGGACATCGGCGGCCGGGTCATCCTCCCATCCGTCGTCATCGATCCCGAAGCCGATGCGCCGGACGAGCGCCGGCGCAAGGTCGGGACAACCTATATCGGCCGGGCGAACTTGATCGAGATACCGCCGACGGTCGGCGGCACCATCAAGCTATCGACCTTGCCGCGGTTCTGGTGCTCGCCGTTCCAACGGTTCGTGCCGATCGAAGTCCCCGCGCCGCCGATCATCTTCACCATGCCCGACCCCAAGACGTGGACGGGCGGCGGGATGTCAGTTCAGGTCGGGCCGATCCCGGAATAACGCTCATGATCCCTGCCGACTTTCGAGGCGCCGCGCTGCCGCGGTCGCCAACGATCTTCCGTGACGTGGCGGCGGACATCGGTTGCGAGGAGGACGTTGTCCGCGCCGTGGTGGCCGTCGAGACCTTGGGCAAGGGGTTCCTGCCCGACGGGCGGCCGCAAGCTCTGTTCGAGCGGCAATGGTTCCACCGGTTGACCGGCGGCCGATGGGACGGCGCGGCGCCGGATATCAGCGATCCGACGGCCGGCGGGTATGTCGGCCGGGCCGGCGAGTATGACCGGATCGAGACCGCATATGATCTCGACCCGACCGCGGCGCTCCAGGCGACAAGCTGGGGCCTAGGCCAAATCATGGGCTTCAACTATGCCCTGGCCGGCTTCCTCGACGTTGAGAGCTACGTTGCCGCCATGTGCCGCGGCGAGGATGACCAGATGCGGGCCTTCGCATCGTTCATCAAGGCGGCCGGTCTCGCGGACGAATTGCGCGACAAGCGATGGGCCGACTTCGCCCGCGGCTACAACGGCCCGGCATACCGGCGGAACGAATATGACACCCGCCTGGCAGCGGAATACGCGAAGCGCCTCGCCGTGACCCGCAACCCGATCGCGCCGCCGGAGCGGGCGACGGTCGCGGAACTCCAATCCCTTCTCAACGTGGCCGGGTTCTCGGTGGCCGTGGACGGCTGGCCGGGTCCCGAGACCACCGGCGCCGTCAAGCGGTTCCAGCAGGCCCATGGGCTCGCCGTGGACGGCATCGCCGGCCCCAAGACCATGGCGGCATTGCTCGCCACAACCGGAGGTCTCCCATGATCGATGTTTTCGGCGTCCTGCGTCCCGTGATCTTGCAGCTTGCCATTGTCGGCGGGCTGCTCGGCGGGTGTGCATCGGTCAATGTCGGGCCGAACGCGACCCTACAGGAGCGCATCGCCGCGGCGCGTACCGATCTCGCCACGGCCTCGCTGTTCATCACCGTCTATGCGGGGTTGCCGCCATGCGCGAAGAACGGGCCGCGGCCGTGCAGCAGCCCGGCGCTCGTCGCCCTTCTGGACAAGGCCCGCATTGCGGCGATGGCAGCGCTCGACGCGGTCGATGCGTTGATTGCGGCCGGGTCGCCGGAAGAGAAGATCTTGGTCGCGCTGCAAGAGGCGGAGCGGGCGGTTGTCGTGCTCCGAAACCTGCGGTCGGATACCGGAGCCGAGAACGTGTTGCCGCCCCCGGCCGTAGGGGTCGCGCCATGATCCCGGCGGCGTTCCTCGTCCAATTGCTCGTCCTGCTCGTGGTGGTCGGCCTCGTCCTGTACTTGGTCCGGGCGCTGCCCATCGAGCCGTGGATCAAGACCGTCGCTTACGTGATCGTTGTCGTGATCCTCCTCCTCTATCTGCTCTCATTCCTGCCGGTCTCGGCGCCGCTCATCCGCTAGGGGGTCATCATGGATCTTGGAAAGGTCGCAAAAGCGATTGCCGGCGCTGTGGCGGCCGGCGTCGGTGGTGCGGGAACCGCGGCGGTTGTCATTCCGCCCGGCGTCTCGATGCCTTGGTATGGGTATGTGGTGGTGGCCGTGGTGAACGCGGCCCTAGGGTTCGCCGTGGTCTATTTCGCCCCGAAGAATGCGCCGTCTCCCTAGCGGGGTGGCGGACCGCCTAAGAAGTCGTCGCGGGCGGCGTCGACCGTCCACTTGACCTTGGACAGCGTGATCAAGTGGTCCTGAATGATCGGCAGCAGGCGCATGCAGATATCATCGGGGATCGAAACCCCGGCGATCCAATTGCGGACAGTTCGGCTGCTCACCCCGAGATCGGCGGCGAGCGGCGTCTGCCATCGGGCGCCATAGAGAGCCCGCCCCGCCAGTGTCAACAATTCGAGTTTGTCCATCATCCCTTCCCGCGGCGCTCCCGCCGCCGTTCCTGTTCGATCTCTCGCATGATCTTGCGGGCGCCGTCGAGATCATAGCCGGCGGCGCGCAACATATCGGCGAGTTTGTCGAGCAATTTGCGGTTCACCCGTGACTCGAATGTCCATTTGTGCGGCTTGGCGGGCGCGCTCAGTACCAAGGCCGCTGCCGCCTTGGCGAGTTCGTCATAGGTCGGCCGGGTCATCGCGCCGCCGCCTTCTCCAGGCGGGCGTTGAGCCGGTCGGCCATCTGCTCGATAGCCTCGCGGTTGTGAGTCCAGTTCCCGACGACATGGAATGTCGGGGTGGCGTCGGCCTCGAATGTCCCTTCCGGGTTCCGGGATTGGGACCACCATTCGCCAACGGCCCATCCGGCGCGCTGGTCAAATAGGACGATGAACACTCTCGGCATGGGATAGCTCCGTCTGTTGCCTTCCTAGAATTAGGAAGAGACCGCCGATCCGTCAACGCAATTCCACACAGCGTCCCCGATGCGGTCCGGGAACGATGCCGACCCCATCGCGCCCGTCCGGGTTTGGGATAGCGGTCCCGGTGCTAGGCCAATATCGTCTGACCTTTATCCGTGCTGGTATGAATGGCCGGCAACATTTAGGACGAAAAGCCGGGCAGCGTTACTGCCGCATCGTCCCGCCTTGATTGACGACATCGCCTGTCCGGTCGGCGGTCCGGATCGCGGCGACATCAAGGCGACTCTGTGAATGGCCGGCAACATCGGCCGAGTTCTGCCATCGCCGCAAACCGCTTCAAACTTCTATAAAATGCCATGTAGTTCCGGCCGTCACAAATCCGCATCAAAATGCGTTTTCTGCTTGCGGTCGCTATTCAATCGGGCAATATCGAGCCATCGACATAACGGCCTAGTTGGCCGGTGGACGAATAAATCCCCGTCGCCTGGCAGGTGCGGGTTTGCGGTTTGGCCAACGGCCAGTTAGGCTACGGGCGGTTAACCATGTGGGAGGGCAAACCTTGGGCAGACCATCATCGGAGCGACCAATAGGAGCTAACTCTTTACTTCCGAACGCCGAATTTCCGACACGCCATTTGAGAACACTGGATTTCCGCCCGCTCCCGCGACTTGAAGGATGGGCGATGAATACGGACCCTGACAAAGACAACACCATTCGCGCTGCGCTGCGGAAGGCGGCGAAGAAGAAGCGCGACGAACGGGAACAGGAAAAACGGGAGCGCCGGGCGCATCTCCAATCTCGATTGGATGCGCTCCAGGAAAAGCAGGCGGGACCGAAACCGAAGCCCGGACCGCAACGCCCCGCATGGGAACAAGAGGAGCCGCCGCCGATGTCATCCGCGCCGATGACCCGCGAGGAAATGACAAGATCCCTGGAGCAGATCGCGAACCCGACGCCGCCGCGTCCGCCGATCAAGAACCGGTTCGAGCGGTCGCCGCCGGTGGTGGTGGAAGTCAAGACGCGGGCCGTCGAACCGCGGCGCGCCGCTCCGGCGCAGGAACCGCCGCCGCCCGCCGAGCCGACGCCGGCCCCGGCCGCCGCGGTCGCCGCGCCGCCGACGGAACGGCCCTTGCAGGACTCGCCGTTCCCGGCCGCTTATCTGGAGATGTTGCGGACCGGCACGCCCGCCCAAATCCTCGCTGGCCGGAACCCGAAAGATTTGAAGGGCGACGAGCGCGACGCCTATTGGAAGGCGGTCGCACGGACCCGCCAGAAGACCAATGCTGAAACGGCGAAATTGCCGCGTAGGAGCGCCAACGCCGATAGCTATACGGAAGTCGGCAAGTTGATCGAGGCAATGCGGTTCGAGCGCCGGTGGCGCATCAAGGACATTGCCTTCCATGGAGGGTTGAAAGATCCGCCGACCATCAGTCAGGTGATGATGGGGAAAGCTCCGATGACGCCGCTCATCCGCGACGGCCTTGCTAAGGCATTCGGCGTTCAGCCGGAGACCTTCGGTCCGCTCTATGGAAAGGGGTCCCTGACTCCGGCCGTGACGGGCGGACCGGCGCATCCCGATGATACGCCGTTGCAAGCGCGGTTGCGGATGTTCCTTACGCGCGAGGACACTACCCCGACGGCGTTTTCCCTCGAACTTGGCTTGTCGAGAGACACCATTCCGCGGTTTCTGCGCAACCCCGGTGCCGTTGTGAAGCGCGCGGCTCTCGACGCTATCGCCAAGGCGATGAAATCCACCCCGCATGATCTTCTCTCGCCGCTCGCGCCAGAGGAGCGTTCCGCCGCCGGATTGCCGCCGGCCGCGGACGCGGCGCCGGGCGTGCCGGTCTCGCTCTCGGCCGTGACGGAGGAGACCATCGGCGAAGTTGCCGTGATCGAGGACCCGGCGCGGAGCCCCGTGCCTGTCCCGGCGATCCATTCGCAGCGCGAGGAGCAGGCGACGCCGCTGGTCCGGATTGAAAAGGGCATTCCGGTCCCGCCGAACGCGCTCGTCCTGTTTACGGAGATGTTCCCTTGGCAAGGCGAAGACGGCCGCGGCATGGACATCGGGGACAGCTTCTTCGCCCCGTGCCCCTATGGGATGACCATGGAGGTTTTCGAGGGCCGCTTCGCCAACATGATGTGGCGCCAGCAGAAGAAGCTGGGTCAATGGTTCTGCTCCGAACCCGATCCCAAGGCGCGCGGCGTTCGCGTCTGGAGAGTGTTGTGATCAGCCTTCCGGAAAGCGAGACGCTGCGCTCGGTTTGTCCGGAGTGCGGGGCGTCGATCCTGATAGGGGTCGGCGCCATCGCCGCCAGCCACCCGGATTGGCTGCCGACCCTTCGGCAACTGAATGAGATCGAGATTGACCGCGCCATGGATCGCAACCGTGTTCGCCGGATGCATCGGCAGATTGCCCGAATGTGGCTCGGGTCGACCGCGATCTTCCTTGGGTGCGCGGTCGGCATGGTCGGCGCCGCGGACATGGTGACGAAATGGATTGCAGTCGTCGGGTTCACCATGGCGGGGTTCATGGCGCTTCTCGGTGCCCGGTATCTGACGGCCATTGCGGAGGGTCGCCTTGACCACGATTGACGATTTCAAGCCGGCGACGCGGTTGCAGGCGCTCGCGACATCGGCCGCGCAGTTCGCCCGGCATGAACTCCAGACCAATGGCGGCGTGCTGCCGTGCGTCTTCTTCATCGACCGGAACGGCGAATTGGGGATGGTGGTCATCTCGCCGGACGAACTCGACCACAAGGACCGGCTGGCGGACACGGTGGCCGCCCTGCTGATCAAGACCGGTGCGCAGATGTACGTTCTCGGCTCCGAAGCATGGGCGGCAATCTCGACCGATGCCGAACCCGGCGGCAACGTTGCCGATCGGCCCGACCGGGTCGAAGTCTATCAGCTTACCGGGCGGCACAAGGACGAGGCTTTCGCCGCCGCGTGGCGCATTGTCCGCGGCGAGTCCGGGAAGATGGTCGACTTCGCGGAAGACATGATGGAGCCGGTTCGACAGATCGCGGCGGCGGACGGCGGCGGGCTCGAAATGGTCGGCCCGCTCGGCGACCTGACCGGCAACCGCAAACCGAACGCATAGGATCGACGGAGAATTTCATGACCGGACGGATTATCGGGATGCTGCCCATTTCGGGCGAAGTGTGGGTGAAGTATGCGGACGAGCCGCCCGCGGCAGATTGGGTACGCGCGTTCGTCGGCGGCGATGTCAGAATTGAGTGCGTGACGATTGCCGGCGAACCGTGTCAGTTGGTCTGCAATCGCGACGCGTTCCATCTCGGCGCATGCGTGAACCGGCAGGCAACGGCCTTCTGGCAGCAGCAACAGTCTATCCGTGCCGACCGGCCGCTGAAACGCGAGGAATGGGAAGCGATCAATGGCCCGGCGCTCGTCCTGACCGGCCCGGCGCAACTGCCATGAGAACCGAACCGATCGACGCTGCCATGGCGCAGCGGTTGCAGAATAAGGCGATCCAAGAGGGCGATCTCTGGATATGGACCGTCTATGCCAACCCGTCGGACTTGCCGGGCAAGTTCGTCGCGCGGCCTTTCTCGTCCAAGCTGGGCGGACCATTCGGGTTCGCTATCGTCGCCGATAGCCTCGATGAATGCCGCGCGGCGCTGCCGTGGGGAGTGACCCGGCAACCGCGAAATCCCGCTGATGATCCCGTTGTTGTGGAGATCTGGTTTTGAACCCGCTCGATGAACTGTCCAAGCCGGTCGATATGACCAAGATCTTCGCGACCTATCGCAACGATGCCGAACTCGCCGCTGTGCTGCGCGACTCGGCGAAGGGCGAAGGATTGGAAGCGTCGATCGCGCTCCGATTGGCCGTGGGGTTGATCGATCGGTTGATGGGCCGTGTCGCCATCCTGGAGCGGGACCTTGCCGCCCGGACAGGCCCGATGGTGGCGGCGCCGTGACCGTCGTCATCAACGGCCGTGAGGTCTCCGATCGGGATGCCGAGTTAATCGCGTCCGCCGCCGAAGAATGCGTGGTGCCGTGCGGCACATGCTCGGCGTGTTGCCGGAGCGTGGTCGCGGTCCGGCCGGACAGGGGCGATAACCCGGCCGACTATGAATGCGCGATCAACGTCGACATCTCGGCGCCGAACCGGCTCGCCACGCTCTCGCTCAACCGCAAGCCCGACGGGTCCTGCTATGCCTTGATCCGCGGCCGTTGCTCGATATGGGAGAAGCGCCCTTACACGTGCCGCACCTTCGATTGCCGCAAGATGTTCGCCATGTTCACCAAGGATGAGCGCCGCGGGCTCATCCGGGACAGGTATTTCACCCGCGACATTTTCGAGGCGGGGAAGCAACGGCTGCACACTCTTCCCGAGGCGGACGAACTTCGCGCCGCGGCGGCGCGGGTCGGGTTCGGGCCGGCGGCGACTGGATACATGGACAGCCGCCGCGGGGTGAAGAAGGAGCCGAGGCGATGATGGGCAGTCGGGGGACGAAGGGCGGCGATGAATACGACGCGCTCGCCGGCCCGCGCCATCGCTACGCTTGGCAGCGCGGCATCCTGCGGAAGATCAAGCGGAAGTTCTGGCGCCGGCAACGCATGGAAACCCGCGCCGGCATCCGGCGCGATATGGCGGGGGAGACCGACCATGCTTAGTGAATGCTCGGGGTGCCATGTGCCCGGCACGTGGGAAGACATGGTCCAAGAGTTCCAATACGAGCCGGACGGTCCAGACGCGATTTTGATCCGTGTCCGGGTCCCCGTGTTCACGTGCCCGGCCTGCGGCGACATGCTGACCGATTGGCGGCCGAGTTCCGCCGGGAACTCGCCGTCAAGCTGGCGCTCAAAATGCGCGCGACGCTCGGCGCCGGTCTCGGCATAGCCGACGTGATCGAGGCGGTGGAAGACGAGATGCGGACCGTTGGCGACATCGACCCGGACGAATGGCTCGCCCGGCACAAAGGGGACATGCAATGACGGGCATCGTGGATGATTTCGAGATGCGCCTAGAAGCGCTGATCGATGAATGGGTGGCCCATGGCGGCAACGTCTATGACGTGATCGACGCGCTCGATGCGAAGTCCCTCGCGCTCCAGGACGAGCACGGCGACCGCGAGGATGGCGGGGAGTTCGACGTTGACCCCGAGGACGAGCAGCCATGATGGACTGGCGAGACTACGCCCCCGCCGGGGTGGTGCTGGTGATTTTCTTCATCGGCATGGTGTTCGGCGTGCTGGTCGGCATGGGGGTCGCGCCATGAGCGCCCCAACGTCCCCGGCGGAATATGCGCTGAACATCGTGAACATGATCAACGCCATTGAGGGGTATTTGGCCACGCTCAAGGGTCCAGACAGAATTGTCCATCCCGACAGTCCGGCGGGTCTGCTGGCGCGCGCATCCGGGACGATCATCGGGCTTGCCGAGCGATCCGGCATTATCCAGCCATTGCGCGACACGGGAGAGACCCCGGTCCCGGTTCTCTCGACCGTGGACCAGTTCGCCCAATCGATCGGTGCTGTCCTTGACCATTTCGAGGCGCTCGGTGCGACGAAAGAAGCCCTCGCCGAAGCGCTTCAGTATGAGGCGGACCGATTGGAAGACGAGCAGCTTATAGAGGACACGGCGGCGCCATAAGGACCATGAAATTGTCGAACGCGGCCTTGACCGATGGCAGCAGGAAACCGCGACGGGCGTAACGGCGCCGGTTCACAGATACCGGGCGGAAGCCTTGCGGGACGTATGGGTGTGGTTTGCAACCGAGATGGGGAGACCGACCGATGGCGAAACCGGAGATGCCGCCGGAAATGGCGAAGGCGGCGGACCTAGTCGGGGGTCCGGAACGTCTGGCCGCGATGATTGACCAGATGGCGCGGGCGCTCTCGTTTCTCGACCATCACGATTGGGTTCGGTTCGGGTTCGTCATGCAGAAGGGCGAATGCCGCGTAGTCCTGACGTTCGACGGTGCCATTATGGTCCATGGCAACGCCCCGGATAGCGAGATCCCGGCCGAAATCCATGAAATCGCGCGCAAGGGAGGGCAGTTCGATGCATGACCGGAGAGGGCAGAGCAATTACAACACTCGGCTGCATGTCTGCCGGACAATGGAGGCGATCCGCCTAGGGTTCAACCTAGCCGGGTCGGCTTTCGTCACAGAGTTTGACGGGGTCAAGCGGTATATCGTGATCGGCAATGACGGCGAATTGTGGTCGGTTGCCGGCGAATTGAAGCCGATGCCGGAAGAGACCGCCCGTCTGTTGCGCCGGGGAGACGATCATGCCTGACCGGGATGAAGATGTTTATCGTGTTACGGAACTGCTCAACCGCATCCGCGACTATCTCGCGGCGGAAAGTGACAACCCCGGCCGCACCTATCATCAGGGTCACCCGACGGTGATGCTGGTCAATGCGGAGGAGATCATCGAAGATCTCGCTATGCGTCTCGGGATCATCGATCCGCCACAGACGGTGACGGCTATCCGCGGCGGCGACGTGGCGACCGATGGCTTCGCCCGTATGCTTTACCTTCGCGAGAACGGGTGGGAGACGTTCGGATTGACCTATTCGAAGGGTCCGCGGGGTCCGCATGTGATCCTTCATCAGGACGGCGGGATTACCTATGTCGGCCAGAGCGACGGCATGCCGCCCGAACTGGCGACGTTGATTGCCGCGACCCGGCGCCGGAAACCAACGGGAGGAACCCCATGCTGACCCGCCAGACCAGAACCACGTTTGACCCGGTCGCCGTGCTGGAGTTCCTGAAAACCTGTCCCCATGGCGGCGAGGCGCCGCAACAGGGATGGATTTCCCTTGTGGACGAGGCTTGCCACCGGATCGCGGCGTTGGAAATCGCCCTTACTGCCATGGCCACGAGCAACCGCCAGCTTATGGACCATACCGAGCATCTGATGAAAACGGTCTCGGTGCCGTTCCGGGGAGCCGACGGGACCGGCGCTTGACGGACAGGCCCCGGACCGCCATCCTGTTGCCGGCCCTGTTCCGGGTGTCGACCTTCCCCGCGAAAGTCGCCCCACCATGCGACCCGGAACAGGGCAACTGCTCTGTAGCAACTTCGGACCCCGCAGCCTCCAGGGCGCGGGGTCTATCTTTTCCCGGATAGGGCCTAGATCGCGCAGCGGAGCCGCAGGGCTGGCATTTGGGGTTCTGGGGCAGTCCCCCGCCGCCCGGCCGGCGGAACGGCCGCCACGTGCGTTCCTATCGCGTCGGGTGGGGTGGGGCCGACAAGGGACGCGGGGTCATCCACATTTTCAAGATGTAGACCGCCGCAGCATTCGGCCCCGGCCCGAGCATAGCCGACCGCGGCGGGGATGTCATTCCCGGCGGACCGGCGGGGGAAAGATGATCAACCCGGTTCGCCGGCCGAGTTCGGAAAGCATCTCCTCCGCTTCGGATAGCAGGGTCGCCGGGTGGTCCGGCTGATAGGCCCATTGCCGGTCGCCGGCATGCTCGTGGAGATAGCGGCCGATGCGCCGCAACAGACCGTCCAGCGTGCGGGCGTTAACCGTGGTGTTCGGGGCGGCGGTCATGATCTGGCTCCGCTGTCAAATGGAGAAAATCACCCCCATTAAATCCATATTGTCACCCGCGGGACGGCGGCCGGCGGGGATGGTGGAACGGGATGAACCCGTATAGCGGCCGGCGGCGAGGCATCCGCATCGCCCGGCGCCACAAGGCGCGCTCGGCGAGATGGACCAATTCCCGGCGTTTTGCCCACCCGCCGCATTCGGCGCTGATCATCCGCGTATAGAAGTCGCCGCGCCATAGGCCGCGGCGGGCCTCTAGGCGCCATCGGACCCGGCGCCGGAACGCAAGTTGCCGCGATCTCATGCCACCCCCGCTTGGTTCTCGGCTGCCAGGCGGTCTATCATGGCCGGGCATGAGTGGGGGAACCAATGATCAAATCCGATGACCGGATCTTCGCGCCGTGGGGGCCAATCGTCGCCCGCGGGCTAAACCGGTGGCAGGCGAACGACTACGTCCACCCGTTCACCTGTCCGAACGGGCACGTGTTGCGGGCGACGGATGACGGGTGGGTGTGCAACGGGTGCGCCTACACCCAAGATTGGGCGTTGGCCTTCATGGCGGCCGTTGGGTTGATCCCATGATCCGATATAGCGATGGCAATCTGTTCTCGGCGGGGTGCCAAGCCATCGTCAACCCGGTGAACTGCGTCGGGGTCATGGGCAAGGGGCTGGCGCGGGCGGTCCATCGCCGGTTCCCGGCGGCGTGCCATGCCTATTTCGAGGCATGCCAGCGGTCATGGTTGCTGCCCGGACAGATGATCATCGGCACTGTCGCCGATCCGGAACCGGGGTCGCCGGAATTCATCTTCCACGTCGCGACCAAGTTGCATTGGGCGCGGCCGTCCCGGCTCGATTGGATCGACAAGGGCCTAGACACCCTGGCCAGCGTGGCGGCGACCATGCGCATCCGGTCCGTCGCCGTGCCGGCATTGGGGTGCGGTCTCGGCCGCCTGGAATGGACCGATGTCCGGCCCCGGATCGAGGCATACCTCGGCGAGCATGACGATATCGAATGGGTGGTCTATCCCCCCCAATCGGGTTTGTAAGTCGGCTCGGGAAGTGGCGGGATACTATGGGGCGGTCAATAAGGTTTGTAAGTCGCTGTGCCGCGGATTTCTGCGGTTTCCACAATCGCGCAGCGATTAGAACCCCCACCCAAGAATGGCGGAATTCTGCGGATCGGCGGCAAGGTTTGTAAAAGGTTTGTAAGGCACAAATCTAACCCCCGTATCGAGCATGGGCGCTTCCGGCCCCGTCATTCCCACGTGACATGGCCATACTCGCCGTCATGGCGATAGCGGTTCTTCGCCGCCTTCTGTTTCTGCTTCGATCCAAGGCCCGATAGGAAGGGCGTGCCGAAACAGCCGCATCCGGCGATGTGTATCCCATGTTTCATGGTGATGCGCCGGAGATCGGCGAGGAAGGCATCCGCGCGTTCGGCGAAGTCGTCATCCGGCTTCCTGGTCATGCATCCGGCCCATCGATCCACCATTCCCGGCCGCACGTCCGGCACTCATAGGCGATGTCGTCAAACCCGCCGCAGGCAGAGAGCCAACGTCGATACCAGACATCATCCGATCCGCAGGCGCGGCATCCGAACTCCGGCGCCTCGGGTTTGGTCGGCGTCCAATCGGTGGTGAAATCACCGGGCGTTGCCATCTTCCGCCCCCGGCTCGTCCTGCGTCCTGTCCCGGTCCATCCAGATTGCACGGCCGCCGGTATGTTCGAACGTGCCGGTGGGCAATCGGATGAATGCCAATCCCTGCTGCGGGACGGCGACATAGCCTTGCACGCCCCATTCCCGAACTTCGGTCACCACCACAAGGGCGGCCGCCCAATGGTGGCGGTCGGGATCGATCTGGACGATATCGCCCACGGCGAGGGGTTCGGTCGGTTCGGTCACGGCGGCATCCCAAAAGAAAAGGGCCGGCGAGATGCCGGCCCCTGATGATCCCCGCCAGATCGGCGCTGTCAACCGCGTTTGGGCGGTTCTCCGGCGAGGATGGTGCGGGCGCAGTCCATCCCGAAGGGGAACCATCCTTGCGACCTGTCGGCCGGAACGTCGCCGCGATCGTGATAGGTGTTATCGCGTTGATCGAGTTCTAGCCATGCGATCCGCCCCCGAAGGGGTTTCTCGCATCGGGTGCAACAGCGGTTCGATGCATCGACTTCGGCGGCGGCGCCGATGACCCGCGGCGTGGGTTTGGTGGTCATGATCAATTCCCCCGGCGCGCCGCCCGCAAGGCGCTAACCCCGGCCGCCGCCAACTTCGGTTGGTCGGCCGCTGCGGTGTAGAGATCGAGTTCCCGACTGTTCTTGTGGCCGCTGACCGCCTGCATTGCCTTGTTCGACGCGCCGCCGTCGGCCATGCCCTTGCACGCCGCCTTGCGGATGCCATGGGCGACGCATTTCTCCGGCAACCCTGCTGCCTCGATTTTCTCGGCGAACCACTTGGAAACGGACTTCTGAGAGAACGGCCGCCCATATCGGTTGATCATGATCGTTGCATCCCCGGTTGCCAGGGACGGCACGTCGCGGGACCGGAGTTCATCACGCCACGCCGCCAACGCAACGGCGAGTTCCGGGGAAACGGCGATCAACAGTGTGCGGTCCTGCGTCTCGTCGTCGGCCTTCTTCTGTTGCAGGGTCAACCACCCGTGGATGTCGGCGGTTCGTTCGTCGGCCGGCAATTCGCGGTAGTCCGACCACCGGAACAGGAAGGCATCGGAGATCCGAACCGATGTCCACGCCATGATTTCATACGCGGTCCGCTCCGGGGTGCCGAGTTCCCATCGGGTCTCGAACTTCTCCAGTTGTTCCGCGGTCCACGTGGCATGGTGCCCGCCCTTGTACGGTTTGATGTCCTTGCAGGGGTTGTCGGAACGCCACTTCTGCCGGATGGCGATGTCCATCATCTCGGACAGGACCCGGATACGGCTATTCGCCGCCGCCGGGGTGTCTTTGAGATCGGCGTGGATCTTGGCCGCGTTGGCATAGTCGAACAGAACAGCGCTCCGGTGGCCGTGGGCCGTCACGATGGCATCCATCGGGCCTTTCTTGTTCTGCCGCGTGGCCGGGTTGCCGATCTTGTTCAGCACGATCGACTCATACAGTTTGGCGAGTGCGGCAATGGTCCGGTCGCCCGCGGCCGGCGCCGCCGCCTTCGCCTTCTTCGGGGTGGTAACTTCCACCGGCAACCCCTTAAGCGCTTCGTCATATTCGGTCATGAATGCCGGGGTGCCGATGGGTTCGAAAAGCTCGACGGCCTTGCAGCCCGGCACCCGGAGATAGACCCGGCGCTTGCCGTGCCGGTCCGTGAACTTATTCAGATGTTTGATCTTGACGTACATTCTCTGCTCCGTAGTCCCCGCATCGTTGCGTGCGGTGGTTCCTAAATTTAGGAAACGGGCGGAGGTTTGTAAAGGTATAATCGGGCGGCCGACCAGCACCATGGTTCACCCCATCATGTCATCCCATCCGGCGCCGCCGGGGTCGGGTCGGTCCGGTTCCTCGCCGTCGACCGGGAATTGCTTGAACGCGGCGTAGAGATCTTCCACGTCCCACACCAATTTGCCGTCGATGCGGCGCGGCCGGGGAAGGCGGTTCGCGTCGACCATTTGCCGGAACTTGGACGGGCCGATCCCGAGCGCAGCGGCGGCTTCCGGCTCCGGAAGGCCGAACACGATCGGCAACCGCCCGACGATCTCGGCCCGTGCCTTGGTCATTCCGGCTTCACCAATTCATAGCCGAAGAACTCGGGATCGGCGGCGATCCAATCGAACACGTCGCCATATTCCAGCCCGAGCCGTTCGTGAACCATCATCCAATGGGCACCATCGGGAAGGCCGAGCGCGTCGACTTCCTCGATGATGTCCCGGACCGTCTCTTTCGTGATCTCCATCACTCGCCACCGGACGAGCCGCCGCCCGTGTCGCACCCGCCGCCGCTGTCGCCGGAATATCCGCCATAGTCCCCGCTAGAACCCGCGGGGTCCGTGGCCTGGCAGCCGTCGGACGTGGCCGGCGGCGTGCTGTCCATCGTGGCGATATAGGCCATGGCGACGGGGTCGACGCCGAGCGCATCGGCCGTCCGGCGATTGTAGTCCGGCCCCGGCGGCAACACGGTCCGCGGCGGCGGCTTCCACCCGAGAGCCCGCACGACTTCAATCACGTCCTCAACCGCGCCTTCAACGTCCACCTGGAAAGGGAAATTCACGTCATGGCGCGCGCCGCGATCGAGGCGCCACGCCCGCTTGTCGCGGTAGAGATCTTCGAACGGCACGCCGAGCAGACCGGCGCTGATCTTCTCAATCAGCGCGTCGCGAAGTTCATAGTACGGATCACGGGCGTTGCTCATTGGATCATCCCCTCTGGTATCGATGTTCCTGTTGCGCCGCGTCGAACCGGGCGAAGAAAGCCCGCGAGATCGCTTGCCATTGCTCGGCGGCAACGGGGTTGATGTTCAGTTCCGACCGGCTGCCGACCCCGCAACGCAACCGGATGAACTCTGCCGCGGCCTCGGTATTGGCGGCGCCGCACCACGCTTGGAACTCGGGGTCATTCGACAGGGTCCCCGCCTGCTGGGACATCGACATTTCCCGCCACCGGCGCGGCTCCTTGACGTGAACCGGTTTGTGCGGCGGGGGGATGATCTGCCGGACGGGCGGAGCCGGCGCCGCCGTCGCGTTGGGATCGAGCAGGGCGAGCGCCACCCATCGGCTTTCGCCCGACTTCGGGTAACCGCCCAAGGCGGCGTGGACATCGTCCCCCTGCTCAATCGGGAACTCGACGGCGACGCGGACCACGTTCCGGCTCGGGACCGGGCGGATGTCCACGAACACTCCGGCGACGACAGGCGCCCCGGTCATTGCGGCCCCGGCGGATTGGCATGGAGATCGCGGATTTCGGCGATGACGGCGAACCACGGTTCGGCCGCCGGGTTCTCTTTTGCCACCCCTTCCAGCATGTCGAGCAACTGCTGGTTCTCGGGAATGTCCATGGTCGCCCGGTTCGCCGCCGTGGCCCCGCGGAGCGCATTGAGCGCCATCGTCCCGCCTTTGATGCCGCGGGAGAATTCGCGGACCATGGCATAGCCGGTGGAGTCGGGTTGCCACCGGACCTTAAGCGTGTCCGCCGGCTCGTTGCGGCGGTCCGTGGGCGGGGTCGGATCGGGCGGGGGTTCCGTCCTGCCCGCCGCGCGGTCGCCGCCAGCCTCGCGGCTCCGCTCGTCGCCCTGGCCAGGGTGCCGCGCCCGGACGGCGCGATCCGGCGCCGGCTGCTCCTCGTCCCCGTCGGCATCGGCAAACTCGCCGGTGGGGATCTGGAAAAGGGCGAGCAGGAAATACTTGCGGGCCGCGGTATGGCACTTGTTGATGGCTTTATCGTCCAACCCGCCCTTGCTGTTCATCGCTTGGGCCACCCCGGTATGGGTGAACGGAACGCCGTCGATCTCGGTCAGCTTTTCCCCCGAGGTGTGGAGGAGGAAGAAGCGATACGATTGCTTGACCACCGAACCGCGTTCCCCGACAACCCCGACGGACTGGCCGTTCTCGGTCTGGATCACCATCACGCCATGCTTGGCCATGACCTGTTGCAGGGCATGCGCCACGTCTTCGGCGCGGGCGTAGTCATAGCCGTGGAACGTGTTCCGGCCGCCCTTCTTCACGCTGCCGACTTCGGCCATGATCGCGGTCAGCGCCTTGACGATCTCGCTCATGGTCAACCCTTCCGGATTTGCAAGGACACGGACCCGTTGCCGAGCGTGGCGCCGGGCACGTCCTGCCCGGCCCGGAGATCGGCGCCGATCTGTCGGGTATCGAGCTTGGGGTCCGCCGCGATCCAATAGCGGGCCGGCAATGCGTCTTCGTCGGTGATGACCGGCTGACGCGGGTTCTCGCGGACCACAAGCGTCGCTTCCGGCAACTCCATCTTGCGCCGTCCGGCGAGTTCGAGCGCCGCCAAGAGCGCGCCCCGCTTCGCCTTCGCCCGGTCCGCCAGCCGGGACTTCCGGTCGCGGCACTCGACCATCAATTCATCGACGCCATCGGCGAGCGCTTCATCGATCAAGATCGACCGAAGCACGGCGCGGGCCTGCTGATCGAAGTCACTTTCCCCGTCGAGAGTGTCGAGAAGCGCCGGGTCATCTTCGGCCAGGGTCGGATACATCCGGAGCAGTTCATCGCGGATGCGCCGGTCCTGTTCCGCGGACTGGAAGAGCGGCGAAGTCATGGCGCGATCCCCAGCGCCGCCCCTGCAAGCGGGATGCCGAACACGAACACCGCACCGAGCAGAAGCACAATGGCGAACTCGGCCAACATCTCGCCGCGGAAGGTCATCCACGACCGGGCGCTTGCCAGCATCAGCAGGAACACCGCGGACAGACACCCGAACCAAATGACCAGAATGATGGCCGACATCACACCATCCCCCGGCGGACCGCGGCGATAGTGCGGGCGTGCTCGCGCGCATCGTCTTCCTTGTCGCGGAGCCAAGCCTCGGTGGCGTGGCGGATGTTGAGCGGCGCGATCAAAGCGCCTTCGGGCCGGTCGACCACCATCACGGCGGTAACGAACTCCCACGGGAAATCGGTGCGGCCGTCGAACTCGGCGCAAGCCTCGTCCAGATCGGTAAAGGTCTCGGTGCAAGGCAAACCGAGATCACGGCGCCGCCAAACGAGCAGGTAATAGGTGAGCGGTTCGCGCATCGGGTGGTTCCCCCGCGATGGTGTCGGTCAATCGGGACGGTGAGCCGGGCGCGCGGCCCGTTATGAGCATTGTGCTCGGAAATGCTCCGGCGTCAAGCCGGAACCGCATTTAAATGTGGTCGCCCCGGAAACTGGTGCATCGATATGCGGGCGGAGCCGATCGGCTTACCGGGAATTCACCCAAAAAGAATGGCGCCACCCCCTTTCGGGCGATGGCGCCGCCTAGAAATAATCAGAAGATAACCCGAAAGGAAAAGACTCGACTGCTCAGTCTAGTTTTCCTAACTCATAGCGCGGGCCGCACCCATCGGATCGGAGTCGCTTCCTGGACCTGCACATCAATAAGGGGTGCCGCGTTGATGCGCTCAATCGTGGAGGTGCCCATCATGGACCCCTGCCGGAGCCGTCCGACGACTAGCTCGCCGTCGGGAAGACGGATCACACAACGGATACCGTAGAGCCCTTCCGGAGGCTCCCACGTGTCGCGATAATAGACGGTATCGTGCTGCTCAAAATCCGGTCGCAACGTGTCGACCGTGACCGCTAAGGCCCTCATTTTACTATCATAATCGGGAGGGGCCTCAACCAAGAGCATGGCGTTTTCCTCCGGTGTTACAGTTATAATACGTCCTCGGGCGATCATGCGTCCGGTCAGCGGCATGAGTCGAGCGTTTTCATCAATGAGCCGGCCGACCGGGTATCTAATCGCCGATGCCAATTTGATTAAATTGCTCGTCAAAATTGAGCTACTTCGGCCCGCAAGAAAGTTTCGCACTATGTTTTCTTTCACACCCGCCTCTGAGCACCATTGGGCTAAATTCTTATTTGTTTCGGCTAAAACCCTCTTAAGGGCCGCCCTTATTCTGTCCGCGGCTGCCTGTTCGTCTTCTGGATCTCCACCGTTCATAGGGTTCATTGGACCACTTCTTTCCCCGCTGTTGACCGCCGTTGTCATTGAATGCCTTTCCCCACGGGCTTGTGGATATGTCGGTGGACATTGTACGTAAAACCGCAACCTTATTCGACATCATTTAAATGCGGTTTTTCCGCTTGCAAAGCGCATGGGGATGCAGCAGCATCGATCCATGCTCTACGCCGAAGCCTCCCTCGCCCGCATCCGGGCATATGTGTCCGCGAAGAAGGTGACCGGCGCCATGCTGGCGCGGGCGACCGGGCTTTGCGAGAACACGGCCCGGAAGCTGACCGATCCGAAGTTCAACCCGAACTTTGAAACCCTGCTGGCCCTGGAGCAGGCGGTCCCCGCCGACTTCATGCCGCTGGAGTGGCACGCCGCCGGTGGCGAGTTCGCCGGATCGGTGGCGGCCGAATGACCGCCGCGCCGCCCGACCAAGCCGCCCGCATGGGCGACGGCCTGGCGGCGCTTCCTGCCGGCCATGCCCAGTTGTTCCGGACCATCGCCGCATCCGGCGGCGTGTTCCGGACCCTCGGGGCCGGGGTCGAACCGACGTGGCATCTCCTGCGGTCGCCGGACCGTGTCGATGCCGCCGCCGTCCTGGCCTTGATCGATGCCGGATGGCTTCTGCCGCTCGGGGACAGCCTGATCCCCGGCGATAGCCAAACCTACGTCCCCAAATTCGCCTAGCCACGCCGCCGCGGCGGCGAAGGAGAAGCATTATGACTGATTTCGAGGATATGGTCGGGACGGGTGCGCTCAAGGCGCGCCTTTCCCGGCACATCGATAGCGTTGTCGACATCGAGCGCGAGATCGACAACCTGAAGGACACCCGCAAGGAAAACCTGTCCGCGGCCGAGAGCGAGGATCGGCTGAACGGCCGCGCCATCGCCGCGCTCGCCAAGTTCCAGCGCACGGGGAAGATGACGGCGCCGGTGGAAGTCTGGCCTGTGGTGGAAGCCTATGCCGACATCCTCGGGATGATCCTGCCCGGCGCCAAGGCCGACGCGGGCCGCGAGTGATCCATGCGCGCGACGATGACCGCCGAGCAGTATCGTAAGCAAGTCCGGGACGCGATCACGGAAGACACGGTTCAGCGGTCCATCGTCGCGTGGCTCGAACGTCTTCCGCCGCCGCCTCTTGGCCCATGGTGGACGGCGGTTAACCCGGTCGCGTCGAAGACGAAGGCGGTTGCCGGGCGCTCGAAGTGGCTCGGCCTTCGGGCCGGCGCGCCGGACATCGTCCTTTGCTGGTGGACCCGGTTCGGCGCCGTCGAGATCAAGCGGCCGTCCGCGCGTCTCGGCCGGGTATCCAAGGTCCAGTCCGAAACCCATGCCGCGATCCTGGAAGCCGGCGGCGCTATCGGCGTCGCTCGGTCGCTTAGCGACTTCATTTATTTCCTGGAGCAGGCATTCCCCGAGGCGGTCGCCGAGATCAAGCGTGACCGCCCGATCATCTCGCCATGGTGGGAGTTTCCCGGATCATGATCGGCATCGGGCCGTGGCTCCGCTGGTACGTCGACACGGTCGCGGACCCGAAGTTCCGGGTTGTCGCAAGCCGGGCCGGTTGCCCGACGGCCCATGTCATCGCGGTTTGGGCCTTGCTGCTGGAGAAGGCTGCCGCGTCGGAAACCCGCGGCACGATCGATAGTTGGGATCATGACGTGGCCGGGATGGCGTTGGACGTGCCCGGCGCGGCCGTCGGGGACATCATCGCCTGCATGCAAGGTCTGCTGCTCGACGGCCTGCGGATCAAGAAATGGGGGAAGCGGCAACCCAAGCGGGAAGACGACAGCACCGACCGGGTCCGCAACTTCCGTGCCCGCAAGGCCCGTGCTGCCGACCGTGAAACCGGCGGTAACGATGATCCCGACGGCAGTAACGGCGGTAACGACGGTAACGGCGGCACCGGGAATGAAACGCACGGTAACGTTTCGAAACGCAGTGAAACGCACGGAAACGCTAGAGGAGATAAGAGGAGAGAAGAAGAAACCGTTACTCGCTTCGCTCGTAACGAGCCGCCTAGCGTTTCGGCTGACGCCGAACCCGCTGCCGTCTCGCGGCCGTTGGTGGAAGTTCTGTTCGGGGAGTGTCTCGCGTACCTGACGAGCAACGGGGTCAAGGACAATCACGCGCGTTCACTGCTCGGCAAATGGCGCAAGCAATACGGCGACGGCGAGACCGCCGCCGCTATCGCCGAAGCCCAGCGCGGCGGCGCATCCGACCCCGTCCCCATGGTAACCGCGATCCTTGACCGCCGGGCGCTGACCAAGGCCCGCGACAGCCCCCGACACCCCTACGCCCCCGCCGCGTCCGCCTCCGCAATGATGCGCCTTTTCGCAGAGCAGGAAGCCACCCATGCAACCGATGTCGATCGAGGATATTCGCCGCGAGATGACGACGCGGCTGCTCGTCTCCTACCGCCCGCCCAGCCACATTGAGAACGAGCGGCAGGGGACGGCCGTGCTGGCGGACATCGTCGCCGCGTTCGTGGAGATGCGGCCGACCGACGGCGAATGGGAGCACATCTGGAGCGAGTTCCGGCGGACGTGGACCAAGGCTTACTGGCCGTTGCCATCGGAGTTCTGCGGCCGGCTGACCGCGTTCCGCGCCCGCGCCCGGCAACTCGCCGATGCGGGCCGGGCCGTGGTCGACATGGCCGAGGCTCGCGCCAAGCGCGATCGGCCGTATCGGGATGCCGAGTTCCAGGCGGCGCTTCATCGGTCCTACGAGATGCGGGACAGCCGGGACCGCGCCACGGCGGCGTGGGGTGCCCTGCTCGTCCGCCTCGGGGAAACCCTGGCCCGGACGCGGGACGAGAACGATGAGCCGCGCAGCCGGGTCCGCCGCGCCTATGAGGGACTGTGATGATGGTGACCGTCATCGTCCCCCGCTGGGCTGTCGTCGCCTTCCTGGCCGTCGCCTATGCCAACCTCGCCGTCGACATCGCGAAGTGGATGGCATCGTGACCGAACCGCTTCGCCTGCTCGACCTGTTCGCCGGCATCGGGGGGTTTTCTCTCGGCCTGGAGCGGTCCGGCGCCTTCCGCACGGTCGCGTTCTGCGAGATCAACCCGCATTGCCGCGCCGTGCTCGCGAAACACTGGCCGGGGGTGCCCTGCTATGACGATGCGAAAGCGCTCACGGGCCGTCGGCTCCGCGCAGATGGAATTGCCGTCGATGCCATCAGCGCCGGTTTCCCGTGCCAGGATGTCAGTCTCGCCGGAAAGGGCGCGGGCCTTGCTGGCAAACGCTCGGGCCTTTGGGCCGAGTGCGCCCGTCTCATTCGCGAAATTCGACCCCGTGTCGTTATCGTGGAGAACGCTCCAGGGCTCCTTTCTCGGGGGTTCGGACGAGTTCTTGGAGACCTGGCCGCGCTCGGGTTCGATGCGGAATGGCATTGCATCCCGGCATCGGCCATTGGTGCCAAGCATCATCGGGATCGGGTATGGGTTGTGGCCTACGCCGATCGCGAACGATGCGGACAAGCAGACCGCGTCGGTGCCCGCCATCCTTCGGCGGATTTCGAACGCGACGAAACGGCAAATCGGGCTCGCCATGCTGGTCCGGTTGATGCCGCCGGGCGTGGCGTTGCCAACGCCGATCGGCCGGGATTGGAAGAGTTCTTCACGAGCCACCAAGGACAATTCGCGGCCGCTCTCGGAGCACGTGCCTGGGCCGCTCAACCCGGCGTGGGTCGAGTGGCTTATGGGGTTCCCGCTCGGGTGGACCGAATTAGAGCGCTGGGAAACGCGGCCGTCCCGCAAATCACGGAAATCCTCGGCCGCGGTATCGCCGCCGCCGGATGGGGGAACAGATGACCAGTCCGCACGAAAACAGGAGCTACCGGAAAAAGAGCACCGTCATTGAAGGCCGATACCGGACGGACTTCGCACTGACGTGCGCGACGTGCGGCACGGTCGACACGATCCACATGGACCCGGTCACGCCGCCGGATGTCGTGCTCTCGAAATTCACCCGCCGGGGATGGGCGACCGATATCCGCAACCCGTCCGCCTGCGTCTGCCCGTCCTGCCTCACTGGAAAGCCGAAGACGATGCCGCCCGAGACCAAGTCCGCCGAGCCCGAGACCAAGGCCGAGATGCCGAAGGGTCCGACCGTCCAGCAGTTGAAGCGCATCGCCGAGCATCTGCGCGGGTGCTTCCACGCCGAAAACGGCCATTACCTCGACGGCCAGACCGACCATACGGTTGCCGACGCGCTCGGCGTGCCGTGGGGGTGGGTGCGCGCCGCCCGCGATCTGCTCGGGTTCACGATCAAGTTCGACCCCGAGGTTAAATCCATCCGCGACGAAATCGCGGCCCTGGCCGAGATGATCCTTGCCTTGCAATCCAAGCTCGACGCGATCGAGCGCCGCCGGACCAACGGATAGGAGGCTGCCATGAACACCAGCACCGCGCCGGAATTCGAGACCCGAGGGCAGGAAGCCCGGTTCCTCGCCGTGGCCGAGACGATGACGGAAGTCATCATGGACGCTGCCAAGGCGGCCGACATGAACCCGCGGGAAGCCATGGTCGCGGCGACCATCGCCGTCGCGATCCTGCTCGCCGCCGACCCCGACGATGAAGGGCGGGAAAAGGGGGCCGAAATGCTGTCCGACATCCTTCGCCGCGCGCCCGCACAGTTCGCCGCCATCGCTGCTGAAGGGGACGAGTTCGATGCATGACCCGATGGAGACCGACGGCATCGACCGCGACTGGGCCGGCGCTACCACGCCCGCCGAGACTGGCAAGATTTCCGCCGCCACGGTCGATCTGTTGCAGTTCATGGCGGCTGTCCACGGCGAGCGCGAGATGTCCACGCCGCAAGTCGTCTTCGCGATGGCATCGGCGCTCATGATCATCACCAGCACGGGCGTATCCGAAGCCGAATGCCGCCGGTTGCGCCGCCTGGCCGCTGGCATCTTGGGTGCGCATGACGATCACGACTATGTCTTGCCGGCCGCCGGCCGCCGGAAAAACCGGGCGAAGGGCAAACACAATGCGCACTGAGCCCGAGATCATCACGCCGCGCATGAAACCCGTCCCGGTCGGGGAGGCGCGCCTTGTGCTGGTGACCGCCTATAAGACCATCCGGGTTACGCCGCGGATGCTCGCCGGGGCGCTCTGGACCGATGGGCGGGTCATGCCGGCCGATGTCGCTTGGGCAGCCGACGTGGTCACCCGCTTGGAGGAGGATGCATCGTGAACCAGCCCGTGGACGAGCGTGGCCGCAAGATCGAGGCGCTTGCTACGGCGTGGGCTTCGATCGATGGCAAGTTGGCGAAGTTCATTGCCTGCAAGAACTATCCCGATCTTGACGCCACCGACGGCCACTATTCCGGCTACTACGCCGAAGCGTGCGAGATGCTGAACCGCCTGGAGCTTTACGGGTTCACGATCGTGCGAAAGGCCGTGCCATGACCCGCCGCGACCCCATGGACGCTGCCGCTATCCAGGAACGGGTTGCCGCGGGCGTGCGCGCGGCCCTGGCCAGCTTCGGCCCGACGAAGGCCGATCACGCCGCCGACGATGCCGAGACCGGGTTCCGCGACCTATCGGCGCTCGATGACTTGCGGATGACCGATGCGGCGACCATCGCGGTCTATGGCGACGCGGGCGACCGGTTCAACGGCCGGTTCCGCCTGTTCTCGCCGATCGACGGCGCTCCGATGGTCGCCATCGCATCGAACGGTGGCGGCTGGGATCATGTGTCGATCTCGCGGCAGAACCGTTGCCCGAACTGGATCGAACTGGAGTTCGCCCGGCGGACCTTCTTCCGACCCGAAATCACCGTCATGCAATTGCACGTGCCGGCGCTCGACCATATCAACCGGCACCCCTATTGCTTGCACCTGTGGCACCCACACCCGCGGGTCGCCACGATCCCCCGCCCGCCGCAATGGATGGTCTAGGAGCCGCCGCCGTGACAACGACCGACCTGTCGAAATACGCCTATCGCCCGGAAGACGAGTGGACCGACGAAAAGGACCGCCTTTGCCGGCTCGTCGCCGAGTTCTGGATTAGCTGCTATGGCGGCGCCGACCGGGACCTAAACGTGGCCGAAAAGTCCAATCCCGCGAAGTTCGACAACTTCATGGCGAATGCGGCCGATTTCATGGACCACATCGCTTATCGCGGGTTCTCGATTGTGAAAACCCATGAAGCCGATCCCACCCTTGGATTTGGGAGCGACGCGGAATGAAATCGAAGCCGGCCCGCAAGATGACCCCGGAAATCGCCGCCTGGATCAAGGCGCTTCACCGGGACAATCCCGATCTCATGCAACACCAGATCGCGGCCCTTGTCGGCCAGAACCAAGGCCGGGTGTGCGAGGTGCTGACCGGGCAGCGGTTCGCCGATACGGAACCGCACTACCCGAAGGGGATCTAGGCCATGGACCCGGATGAACTCGACGCGCTCATTGCGCATTGCCTTGACGGCATGCCGCCCGGCCATGGCGCCGCCATCGGCATGCTAACATCCGGCCGGCTCGTCCTGGCTTTCCGCGATGACGGCACGGGACGGCCGACCGGGGTCCTGATGTCGCCGTTTCAGTTGCAAATGCTCATGGGCATGCTCGATGACGCCGAACAGCGGTGCCATGCCATGAACGCCACCACCACCATTATTGGAGCGGCGCAATGAGCCGGACCACGGAACAGGACGTTGACGACGCGCTTGTGTCTATCAAGGCGGATTTCGGCCCGCACACTTGCGGGATCGGCGTTCGCCGGTTTCCGAACGGGGACGTGCTCATTGCATTCGTCAACGGCCGGGATGGTGATTGCAGCGCGGTCATTCCCGGCGCATCCGCCGGAGATCTCGGCCGGGCGCTTATCATGGCCAGTGATGAACACGCCGGGACCCTGCAATGATGCCGCGGACGAAGCCGAAGAACCGATACAAGGACCGCCGCCGGCCGCCGGCCCGGCTGGTGGAACTGGTCATGACCGAAACCCCGGAACGCCGCCGGCACGCCGCGGAAGTGGTGGAGCGCGCGCTCGATACTAGGATCGGGTCACCCAAGGGCCGGTTGATCCAATCGCCCCTTGATCGCCTGGCCGCTCGAGAAACGGTCTCGCCGCGGATGCACTCGGCCGGGATGCGGTTGCGCGCCGACTTCGATCTCGGCCTAGTCGGCGCCAAGGACGTTGATAGCGAAGTGGTGGCCGGCATTCGGCTCGGGTTCGGTCCGGCCGCCGTGTCCGATGCGCAACTCGACGCGCTGACGAACTACAAGCATGCGGTCCGGGCGCTCGGGGTCCATGTCGGCGCCGTGGTGGTCGCGGTCTGCTGCTATGAACTCGACGTAGTCCGCATCGCAGCCCAGCAGGGCAATAACCGGTCGGAAGTCATGGGCGTGCTGAAGGCGGGCCTGAAGACCCTGGCTGACCACTATAGGCTCACGGGGAAGGATTGAGGGTGGGTTGCCGCCGGATGGTGTTTTGCCAGCCCCGCGGCCCGCGAGAACGAGCTAGACGGTGCATCCGGCGGCCGACCGGAGAATATCACCATCGGCATAGGACTGTAAGCGTTTCCTACTTGAACGGTGCAACGTCGTGAGCTACGCTTCTGGCACTCTAGACGTTCTGTCAGAGGATGGACCCGCCCGCCGTGGCGGGTTTTTCATGGACCACGGTCGGGGTGCTGCATGGCGAACCGCCGGCTATACGTCCCGACGTGGCACCGCCTCTACAAGACGCCGCAATGGAAGGCGCTCCGCCGGGCGCATCTCGCCGCCAATCCCCTATGCGCCATCTGTGACCAACTCGGGGTGACCCGAGCCGGCACGGTGGCCGATCACGTCATCCCCCATAAGGGGAACCGGGCGTTGTTCTTCGATCCCCGCAACCTGCAAACCCTGTGCAAGGAACATCACGACGGGGTCAAGCAGTCGTGGGAGAAACGGAGAACCCCCGAGATCGGCCTAGACGGGTGGCCGGTCGGCCCATTCTCCACAGTCCATTGACCGTCAAGGGTGGCCAGGGTCGCCACCCATCATCGACCGCCGTACCATTACCATCGGCGACACGGATCGGGGGTCCCGCCCCGCTCTCTGTGCCCGACATGGTCACTGGCAGCAGGGGGACGGGTTCCCGGCGGCATCCGCCCCGTCCAGCGCCGTGACCGTGGCCGGTGGTCACCTATGGCCCGTGCCTCCCCTGGCCACGCCCGACGGTGACCACCGGCGCCACCATCGCACCACCCCGGCCCATCGCCGGCCCCTGCCGTCTATCGACCATTGAGATCGAGTCGCAACCGCATCGACCCGGCCCGAGGTGTGGCGGAACGGCAACACTGTGCTCCGACGCATGCCGGTCGGCCTGCTCGATGCGTCCGAGCAGGGGGTCGAGGGGCTTTTTCGATTGACAGGGCCGATGCGAACGAATGTTGCGCGATCAGGCCCGAAAATGGGGGGATCATTACCACATCGGGGGGGGTGTTGAAATAAAATGACCCAATGGCGGGGGATAGGCGAG